CTCAAAGACCAGAACCCAGGTCATGTCCTTGGGCGCTGTCTCGATAGGCCGCCACTTACTCATGCCTTCTCCCTCCCCATCGCCAACCCCTTCTCCGTCAGCCGCCACCCCCACCCGACGCCCGGCCGCCACAACGGCTCGCAGGCGCCCGTCTCGTTGGAGAAGGCCGACAGCATCGCCACGACGGCGCTGAGCTCGGGCTCGTCGCGGGGCTCGGGGCGCCAGGAGCCGTCAGGCGGAAGCCAGGCGAGGGCGGGGGTGGGGGACTTGGTGTTCCCTACAGCCACATCAGCCTCCGCTTCAGAATGCCGCACCGCAGACAACGCCGCTCCTGCACACGCCCATCTCGTCCCGGCAGCTGCCGCCAGAGCGTCCATTCGTGCAAAAGCCAGCAGCGGCCGGCAGCAATTCCGGACGCTTCTCGGCTCGCCTCCACCGCAAGGCCGCGGAGATCCGCCACTGGATCGTCTGCCTCGCTCACCGCTCACCTCCCTCACCGCGGATCTTCGGCACCACGCGCCACACCCCCAGCACCCGCGTGTGGCTGGCCCGCGAGAGGAACAGCCCCAGCTCCAGGTCGAACCGGGTCTGGATGACCGGCGACAGCACCTGGGCACCGTCCTGGATCGTCACGACGCGCCAGTGCGTCATGGGGGTGGTCATGGCTTCGGGCCTCCGAAGGCTGCTCGTTCGGCTAGGACGCTCAGGGGGCACCAAAACAGGAAGCCAAGACCCCACCAGACCACTGAGGCCCCCTCATTGATGTCGGCCAGGCCATAGCCCAGCACAGCGCAGTCCAGGACGTTGATCCGGGGGCGCAGGACGTACCGGAGAGCGGCGTTGAGCATCATGTCCGGTCTCCCTCTGCGCAGAGGTCGCGGACAGTCAGCAAGGCGCCCCTGATCAGCATCACCGACCGGATCAAAGACTCGTCCTGACCTTGCGCCCGCAGCGCATCAGCGATCGCGTCCAAGACGTCGATGGCACTCGCATCCCGCTCGAAGCCCAGCGCCTCGTTGATGCGGTCACGGTGGTAGCGGGTCGGGTCGGCCGTGGGGGTGGTCATGAGCGCTTCTCCCGCCAGATGCGCTGGAAGCCGTCCCACATGAGCCCGCTGATACCGCCGCCCTTCCGCTGGCGGATAAAGGAACCTTTCGGGCTCGTAATGCCGCCAACCATCGCCTGAGCGGCGCCGAGCCCCAAAATCGAAGGCTGGTCACTGGAATGGCCGGACGGCTCAACCTCTTCCACCGTCACCGTCGGCTCGCGGCAGATGCCAACCACCCGCCAAAGCTTACCTTGCCCGTCGGCGTAAATATCGCCGGGCTCTGCGTCATGAACCGACATCACCGCCAAACCTCCTCCACAATCCGGTTGTCATTCGCCCGCGCCCGCTCGATGCGGCGCACGTCGTCCAGCGTCAGGCAGAACCCGCGCGCAATCCGCAGCGCCGCGAGGTCGCGCAGGATCGCGGTGTGGGTTGGGCAGGGGGTCATGGCGCGGCCTTCGCGGCGAGGCGGGCGGCCTCCCTCGCTTCGATCTTCTCGCGACGCACCTGCCACGACATGAAGGGGTTCGCGCTGGCGTCGAAGTCCACCGCCCGCACTAGATCAGCCCGCACATGGTTCATCCGACCTCGGCGGCGCGCCATCTCGCGCTTGGATGTGCCCGTGACGGTGATCGCCCGCTCCCAGGCGAAATACTCCCGCACCAAGGCCGCGATCTCCTCGGCAGAAGCGGTGACGTTCGGCCGGGCGTCGCTCATGGGCGGCTGCTCCCGCCAAGCATTGAGCTAATGGCCTGGGTGAACCTCGATTGCAGCTTCTCCCGGATAGTCTGGTATTCCTCCTCTTGCCGCATGGTCCAGCGTGCGGCCGCTTGAGCGCGGAACCACGGCGCGTTACTGTGCATAGAGGCGAGATGAGGCGGCATGTCCCCCAGAAGGGCCGCCACCCTACTCTGGTACTCGCGCCGCCGATCGTGGGGCTTGAGCGTCTTGTAGAAGCCATCCCAATCGACGCTGTGAGACGGCGCACATATCCCTCTCTCGCTAGGGGCCTCGTAGGTTGACCGACCGTTCCGCGCGCTCACGACGCCACCTTGGACCGGAAGCTGCTTTGCCTTCACAGACGCCGAAGCGGCGCCCGCCCCCATGAATGCCAGAATGCCTCTGCGAGCCTGTATCATCCGCCCCTCCGATCGAAATTCGCACAAGGCCCGCCAGAGCCGCTTTTGCCCTCCAGGGCCACACGGGTAGCGCCCACCCCCCGAAAAACGCCTCCAGCACCCCTGGATTTCGCTCTCAGACCCCATCCGCGCGCCCTCCGCCTGTCGTGTGGCTGCTCTGAGGCTTGGAAGGGCGGCCAAACGACGGTTCGACGTTGCAGAGCGGGAGCCCGACCTCCGCCATGGCGTAGTAGGCGGCTCGCATGGCCTCGGGCGTCTCGGCGTCCCAGAAGGCTTGGAAGGCCGCCTCCTGATGCGGGGGAAGTTCTTGGAGGCCCGAAACCACCCCCTCGACCATCTCGCACCCTTCGCAAATGCGGGGCGCGCCGCAGGCAGTGCAGGTCATGCGCTCACCCTCCCCTTCAGCCCATCCCGGATCTGCTCCAGCCGCTTGCGCTTGGCCGCGAGGTACGCCGCATCGTCCGGCGACGGTTGCGCCTCCACCGCGGCCTGGGCGCGCTCGGTCGCCGTGACCTCCAGCAGCAGGCCAAGGACCGCGTGCAGGACATCGTGGTCGGCCATCTGGCGGCCGAGGGTGGAGGGCGAGAGGTCGGTCATTCGGCGGCGTCCGGGCCGAGCAGAGCATCCCGGGCCGTCTGCCTAGCCATGACTGCGATCTGCGAATGTGGCGGACGGCACTCGTCCGGGGTGGGGCGGAAGTCCGCGATCAGCTTCAGCGCCAGCCGTAGCCGCATGATCTCTTCGGCATAGGCAATCTCGCGTTCTTCCCGACGAAGCTTGCCCGCCGTGGAAAGCGTGAAGGCCACGTCAGCCAGCAGGTCGGACTTGTCCATCACAGCACCCCCTCCCCCATCCCACCCTGCCGCGCCGCGTCCACGACGCCCTTGCGCGTGGTCATCTCGGCGCGGTCGTTGAGCCAGAGCTGCACCACCCCCAGCGCGAAGGGTGGCACCGTGGCCCCGGCGGCGAGGAGGTCGGAGGCGCGCTTGACCTGGTGGGGCTCGACGGCGGAGGGCTTGGACGAGCGGGGCGGCTGGCGGCGCTTGGCCCAGGTGGGGGCGGGCATGTCAGGTCTTCCCCAAGGCGTTGAGGCGATCGCGAAGCGCCGCGTCCATCGTCGCGGTCTGCACTCGAAGCCTGAGCAGCGAGCCGGCGAGGGTCTGAAGGAGAGCCAGCTCCGCCGGACCGAGGGTCATCATCTCGGCAATCCGTTCGGGTGCGAGCGTCCAATTGAGCGCCGTGAGAATGTCGAGGATCGCAGCGATCTTCTGGGCGTCAGCGGGGGTGACGGTCTGGGCCATCACACCCACCCCATGGCGACGGCGACGCTGAAGCACACCGCCATCATCGACAGGACCAGCGAGAGGGTGGCCAGGGCAAGGTTGGCCATCAGCCGCGGCTCCGGGGCTCGGAGGAGGAAGTGGGTTTAGTGGGTTTAGTGGGTTCCCCGCCCTCTAATCCCGTAAACTGTCCCACTTCCTCTGGTGTGTGTTCCAACTGTCCCTTCGGACAGTTTTCGCACGGCAGATAGAGGAAAGGCACTAAAGGCACTAAACCCACTTCCTTCCTCATCAGTTTACCCCCTCGATCTGCCAAGTCGTCGTGCCGTCAATCATCGGCATCTGCATGATCCGATGTCCGTCCACGATCCGATCCTTGTGGTTCATCAGCCACTTACCGAGCCTGCGGCCGTTGATCGCTCCGCCGTCACCAGCGATCGTCAGCAGCGCCTCGCGGAACTCCGGGAAGCGCAGCTCGGGCTTGGCACTGAAATCCGGCCGGCCGCTTTGGGACGGTGGGGTGTGTGTTTCGATCGCGCGCTCGATCACCTTGCGGACGCTGACCCGCCTTTCCCCGACAGCCTCGCGCCAACCCGCGATGACGGCGGATAGCGCCTCGAGCTTCGGGTCGCTCTTGCGGGCCTCATCCATCGTATCGGTCGGGTCTTCCTGGCCGAGCCAGACCAAGGCATCGCGCACGGTTCGGCTCCAGTCGCCGAAGGAGCCAAGCGGTTTCCGGCCCTCAGGCCGCTCAGCGACGAAGTAGGCGCGCAAGATGGTCAGGGCTGCGGCGACATAGAGTCCTCGCTCTGCCTTGGCGCGATCCACCGGGTCATACTCAAACTCGCGCAGCTCCGGCCGCTCAACTCCCGGGTCAATGCGGCAGAGCAGAGCTCGGCGAGTCATGTCGCCAGAAAGCACTAAGTTGTTTCCCGTGGCAGTGACCAGCGAGTTGGTCAGCAGCTCCGGCGTCTCGCTCTTGCCCAGGATGCGCATCCTGACCATCGGCTGGGTAAGCATCTGGCAGAGCATGTCTCCGCCCACGGGTAATTCGCAGTTGTCGATCGCGACGATTTGGTCTCCGGCGAGGAGGAGGGAGGAAAGGCGCTTCTCCATTTCCACCTCGTCCTTCCCCTGGGCGATGACCGAGGCCTCTCGCCCCGTGGCGATCACGCTCGCCACGTCAACCAGCTTCGACTTGCCCGACCCCGCAGTCGGCGCCGTAAAGGCATGCATTGGGGCTGTGGGCAGCGACCGGCGGACAACTGCGGTCAGCAGCGCGGAAAGCGCGACGGACCTATCGGCATCGGATTTGAAAGGAAATGTCGAGATCAGCTTCAACAGCGCGTCGAGCGCCTTCTCGGCATGCGCCTTGGTCGGTTTCTCTCTGATCTCCGGGAACGTGGACCCACGAAGATCCAACAGCAGCCCCGTATCTGGGTCATAGCCTGACCGCGCCAGGATCGTGCCGTCCGGTCGCAGCGTCGGGGCATTGATAACCCCCGTCAGAACTGGGAGCCGCCACCGGCCGGCCCGCTGCCGGTAAGTCTCCGCCACCTTCGCTGGCGCGTCGATCGGCACCCAGCTCTCGGATCGCCCGTCGTACCGCTCCCAATCGGCCGCCGTGGTCATGGCCTCGACCAGCGCATGCACGCCGACCTCGAGCACCCGGAGGGCGTCCACCTCGCCCTTGCGGGGCACAGTCACGCGCACCTTGCCGGGGCGAACGATAAAGGCGCCGCGCTGATAGATGCCGAGATCGGCTTTCAACAGCGCGTCCTCTGCCTGATCTACGATCTCGGGCAGCTGCCCTGAGACGTAGCGGATCACCGCTGCGGCCTCGAACCCAGGCACAGCTCCGACCCGCTCCTCCCCAGGAGGTCGGTCGGCAGCCCCCAGGAAGTCCGGATCGGTCAGATCTGCCAGCCCGAGCCACCCCTCCTCGAGCATGCGCTGCACGAAATACAGACGATCCTTGTCGGTGCAGTGAGAGTGCCGGCAGTGGATCACGAAGCCTTTGTTGTTGGCTTCGCTGGCATTGGTAATGAAGGTCGCCACATCGGCGCCCGCATTGGTGTGCTGGTCCTCATTCGGACAGCGGATGTGATGCTTCACCCCATCGGCCAGGCGGCCGATGAACACCTCGGGCTTCCGTGCCCTGAGAGCCGCGACGATTTCAAACCGGAGCCCGTTGCGCCTCGCCCAGCGGCTGAGGTCGTGAACCTCGCCCTCGGCGTCCACCCACTCAGCCGGACCGCCGTTCCGAGGCTTGCGCTTCTTGCCCCGGGGGGCGGCATCGCCTTCGCCCTTGCTCGAGGTCGCGCCGAAAAGGCCGCCTTCGGCTTCAGGCGCGGCAAGCGAGAAGATGTCGCAGGCCCCGCCCTCGAGGACCGTGCTCTCGGGAGGCACACCGCCGACCGGCCGGCGCGGCAGGTAGAACAGCCTCGAGGTGTCGGTACAGGACTGGTCGTGGTCGAGCTGCAGCGCTCCGGCTAGCGCCTCGACCCGTTCCTTCCATACCGCGTTGGCTGTGGCCTGATCCTTGTAATGCGCCGAGATCCAGGGGCGATCCAAGGGAACGGCCACTCGGAATTTCGGGCATGGCGAATGCTGGAAGAACAGGTACTCCCCGTCCTCCCGAGCAATCTCGGCTCCGGCGGCCACGTCGGGCAGATAGCGCTTTTCCTCCTCGAGAAAGGCGGCGGCCAGGTTCTGGTCAGGCCCTTCTGCTTGCTGAGCCTTCCAGCGTTCCCAGTTGCTCCGCTTGACCTTCGTCTCCGTGGTCATGTGCGAGTGCGTCGAGGAGATGATGGCTGCCCAGCCGCGAGCGCGGATCTTCTGAGCAATCTGCTCGAGCGGATACCCGGCGTCGCTGTCGAGGAAAGCCACGTCGATCCGCTCGGCCTCCTCCTTTTTCCGGCGGTCGCCGTAAAAGACGGCCGGGATGATGCAGGTGCCCTCCTTCTGCCCCTCCCCGTGCGTGGTGAGTATCTGACCAAGCGCTTCCCAGGTCAGGGCGCGCCGATCGGTCCACCCCGTCTTCTGGGTGTAGCTGCCGAAGGTGAAGGCGTAGGTGCGGCTCGAGGCCGCTTCCCCTGGCCTATTGTCTGTCTGGGCGTTCAGGGCGGCTCACTCCGCCGTCGCGCCCGGGTGGGCCGCCTCGATCGCGGCCACCACCGCCTCGCTGAAGCGATCCGACACATCCCGCGAGGGCCACTCGAGCATGGGGACGTAGCGGATTTTGCCATCCTGCCCGCGCTGCGCGTTCCCGTCCTTATCCACCAAGGGCTTGGAGGGCAGAGATGCCCACCGCTTCCCGTGGGAAGCGTGGACAGTCACATCCTTGATCACGAGGCCGTTGCGGAGCCTTACCGTAGCGAACCCCCGCAGCGAGTTGCGGGACATCGGCTTCCACTCAACGATCTCGAGGCTGGCGCCGCTCATCCGATGTCTCCCTTCCCCATAAGCCGGAAGGGCGTTCCCGGCATGACGGTATGAATCCGGCCCGCTCGAGCCATCAGCACCTTCGGGCGTCGCGTCTGGCGCATGACCCAGCTCGCGCGAACCTCGATCAAGCCAATGAAGTGCTGGTCGTAGAAGGCGCGCTTGTGGATTGGGCAGGGATGCTTGTGGACGACCTCTACTGCGTAGGAGATGCAGCCCTTATGCTGCACGGCCACATCCGCCACGCAGGCAACCCTCTCGCCCGCGGCATAGCCATCCACCACCGGCGGGGGAGCATGCTCCCAAGGTGCATCCTCTGCGTCCCCGAAGTCCTCATCCCAGACATCGCAAGCGCCGCGCTCGGCAGTGAAAGGATATTCCTCCCAAATGCCCCAGGTCGGCCCAGCCCGGTTCACCCGCCATGTGATCGGCCCGAGGGAAGCATAGTTGTCGGCTCCCGCCTCCTCGGCAGCCTCCCTCAGCCACCGCACCACTACCTCCTTGGCCGCCCGGTGCATGTAGCTCTCCCGACCGATCGTGGGCTCGGGCATGCGGAAGGCGCTTGTCGCGCGCAGCGGGACTGCGCTACCCCTACTGAGGTCGGTCATGGAGGTGGTATCTCCTTGGCTGGCGATGGCGCCCGTTCCCCTGGCCGGGGGAGCGGGCGTTTCGGTTGAAGGGCTCACCGGATCACTCCGGCCTTACGGAACACGGCCCGCGCCTCGTCCAGCGTGGACGCGACGCCGACGTGATGGCCGAGCTGTTCCAGCCGCGCGATGCGATCTTCCTGGGCCACCGTCGTGCTGCCGCCCGGCGCCTTCAACTCAAGGAACACCACGACACCGCCGGGCCAGCAGATGGTCAGGTCAGGAACGCCACCCTTCTTGCCCAGCGCCTTGCGCCGGAACATCTGGTTGCGTGTCAACTTCTTGTCCGTCTCGTTCCGGACGTGCCAAGTCAGCGGCTCGATGTGCAGGCGCTTGAGGTAGGCCAGCACTGATCGCTGTACCTGATCTTCTGACGGCTGCGGTGCGCCCTTGATGCCCTTCGGCATACGCCGGGTCCTTGAGGCCAAGGACGGAAGCCCTGGCACCTCCAGCGCGTCCATCTCCTCGGCGAGTGTCATCCCCGGGCGCGCCAGCATCACCGTCCAGCCCTCTCAGCCCGCAGGAGCATCATTCGCAGGGCGGGCTGGCTCATGCGGAGCCGCCGGGCGACAATGGCCTTGTCCGTGCCCCGGGCGAGCATTTCGCGGGCGCGGGTGACGCGCTCCTGTAGATCGGGCGCCGCCGGGCGGCCCTTGTTGATGGACCGCAGCCCGGCACGCACGCACCGCATCCGAAGAGCATCAGCGTCGATGTCCTCCAGGTCCGCGATCTGTGCGTAGGTGGCACCGTCCGCGAGCATCTGCGCGTAGGGGATCATGCCGCCTCTCCCCGCCCAAAAAGATGCCGGGCGCGTTCCGTGAGGTCAGCGCCCGGCGAGTTGGTCTGGGAGGAAACACCATGATGGGGAGGAACCAGTCCCGCCTCCCCGTTCGGGGTCTGTGCGCCCGTCGCCAGGGCAAGAAGGTCGGTGGGGATCAGCGCCACGGCTTGTTCTCCCGCAGCTTCTCCGCAGCCCGCTCCAGCGCAGCCTTCAGCGCTCGCATCTCGTCCAGCACTGACCCGGCAGACCAGTTGAGGAGCACCCAGCCCGCGGCGATCTCCCCACGGACCCATCGCCAGCCCTGGCCGGAGCCGATCTGCACGACAAGGGACCTGACCTTTCTGGTCATTTGTCACCATCCAGTAGCGCCTCGATTTCGGCGCGCAGTTGCGGGCATTCGCGCATGAGGGTCAGAAGGGTGGCGGAGGACGGCGAGCACTCCCCGGAAAACCAGTTCCGGACAGCTCGCGGTGTCACTGACCTGCCAGCGAGCCTCGCCACACGCTTATCCGCCGACTTGAAATCGCCGTAGACGGTGCGAAGAACCCGGCTAACGACCTCGGTCAGGGTCTCTGTTGTGATCTCCGCAATCATGATGTGCGGAAATCCTTTTCCGCGTTTCGCCCTGTAATGCATGACTCGTCCTCGTCCATGTTGGGGGCATGGAACGTGACTTCACTCAGACAACGGGAACCCGGCGGGAGGAGACGGCAATCTCCTCCCCCATCCCGCTTAGTGACAGCGCGAGCCTCAAGAATGGTTCGAGCCCCGACGCGCGCCTGGACCTGCTGCGGGTGCTCCAAGAGGTGAGCGGGCAGCGGATGGACCGGGCGCATTCAGGCGCCTCCCGCAGCGTCGATAGCGGCATCCCGGTCGTAACCGAGGTCCCGGAACTTGCGGTAAAGCGGGTGGCGATGACCGCCCGGCAGCGGAATGCGACGACGAGCGCGGCGACCGGGCCGATAAGGGCCGACATCCTCACCCCGCTTGCGAGCGCGGCAAACGATGCTGCGGATCGTGACGACCGGGGCGCCGGCTGCAGCCGCGACTTCGGGGTACGGCTTGCCTTCCCGGACCATGGCGAGGACGGCGGCGTGGTCGCACTGCGGAGGGTTGGGGTTGCGGCGCATCCCTCAGTACCTCATTCCGCTGGAACGGGGTCGGGCCGTTCGCCAGACCGCCCCGTTGCCCAGGTTCTCGCGGCGCCGATTGCAGCCGGATTCCTCAACCAGAGACGGCCTGAGCGTGTTCTCGAACCAATCATCGCGGCCGCCCAGAATTGCGCGGGTGCCTGGGCCGCTCTCGCCGACGCCGTTCTCCCGGCGGCGCTTCGCGTCCGGAGACAGAACACCATGCTCAGCCATTGCGATCCGGACGGCGCCAATACTTACGCCGAAGCGTTCTGCCGCGTGTTGCGGCTCAACCCCCGCGTCAACGACAGCGGCAATTGCCTTGCGCCGACGCGCCCGCTCGATGTGGCTGAGACGGTCGCTCACGACAGCACCGTCAGCGCCAGCCAGCACAGCCCCGCCCAGAGCACCGCACTGGAGAGCGCGATGATGATCAGCGCGTCCCAGAACGAGGCCTGGTCCTGAGTGCAGTCGTCTTCGTCGTGGGTGGGGGAGAGGGGCGGCATCAGGCGGCGCGCTCCGGCGCCGGAAACACGTCCGGCCGAAGCTCGTGGGGCGCGATGCCAGTTACCTCAGCGACGCGGCGAACCCTCTCAGCGGGAATGCCCTTCATCCGCCACTGCCAGACCGCGCCCTTGGTAAGCCCCAAGCTGCTGGCGAGCCCCGCCAGCGTCCCCGCTGCCTTGATGGCTAGATCTGCCCCTCTCTGGCGAGAGGCGATGTCCGGAGTGTCGCTCATGGGTAAAGTGTAGTGTGGCTACACTCCGCTTGCAAGCACGATCCTTCACCGCAAAGATTTGGCGGATCGGGCACGCTGCACAGCATGTCCGACGCCGTTTCCGTGCTTTCCCAAACCGACTACCAGCGAGCCGCAGGCGCGCGCCTGCGCCGGCTGATCGACTTGATGGACCTTACTTATGTAGACGCAGCCGCCCTCATGGGCGTCTCGAAGAACGTCCTGCGCAATTGGATGGTAGGGGATAACCCCCCGCAGCCGTATCCGATCTACCGTCTCTGTCGGGCCAAAGGCATCGACTTCAATTACGTGTTTTTGGGGGATTGGTCGGCTCTACCGGCTCGCCTTGCCCGAGAGCTGGATGAGGAAATGAAAGCCACTCTGGGGGCTTCAGGGGAGCAGGCTCCCCCGGTGCGCGAAAGCGCCTAACGCGAGCAGATCCCACGCGATGATCCTTCGTTCGAATCGTTCCCTGCACAGCCAAGGTGACAGGAACAGGACGCGAACATCAAGCGGGATTTAGGCAGTCTGTCCCTTTTTCGATCCGGCGCACGCAATTCGCGGCACCAAATAGGAGGAACGTCATGATTCGTAAGACTTTACTCGCCGGCGTCTTCGCCATCGTGGCGTTCCCGGCGTTAGCGCAGCAGTTCTACAATGGCTACACTAGGCAGGATGGCACCTACGTCCAGCCGCACTATCAAACGGCGCCGAACAACACGCGCCAGGACAACTGGAGCACACAGGGGAATGTAAACCCCTACACAGGGCAGTTTGGGACCCAGCCGGCCTACCCGCAGCAGCAGCAGTACCCTTCGGGCTCCGTGTACGGCAACCCGGGCGGGCGCTCATCAGGCAGTATGTACAGGTAGGCAATCAGCCCGCCCGATCAGCCCGCCCGCCTCTCCGGCCGGCGGGCTTTTTCATGCCTGGATGCACCCCCCTCCGACGCAAGGTGGTCCGGCAAAGTGTAGCGAACCTACACTTTCCGTTTGACGGTGTAGTGTGGCTACACCATACTCTCCCCACACCACGGCACCTCCGCCGCTGGTTTGAGGGACCTCGCCATGAGCACCGCGCGCTTCCCCCGCAACGCCGCCTTCCACGGCCCTACTGACGACCTGATCCTCCCGCGCCCGATCGCGTTGCTGCGCGGCGCTGCGATCTTCGCGGGCGTCGCCATGCTGGTGGTTTTCGCCGCCGTGCTGGTTGGAGGCTGACGATGAGCACGCATCACACGAGCGGCCCATGGATGGTCGATGAGATGGGCGATGTTGTCGCCAACGAGGCGACCATCGCTTTGATCTGCCTCGATGAGAGGATGATCGACGAGGGCGAGGCAGAAGCTAATGCCTACCTGATCGCCGAAAGCCCGACCCTGCTTTCTCTCGCCGAACGCTGGGCGGCTTTGGATGGCGGAGCGTGGGCCGTTGATCGTCATGCACGCGAGAAGGCGGAGTTGCTCGCCGACACCCGCGCCGCAATCGCCCGAGCGAAGGGAGGCTGAGCATGCCCCCGCTCCACGCCCTGCGCGTCCTCACCCTCGCCGTCGGCGGTGTCGCCGTCTTCTTCGTGACCACCTTCGCGCTGGGCTGCGGCTTCGCGCTCCTGGGAGGCTGACATGAACGCACTGACCCCCATCAACCCCTGCACCGTCGTGGACCTCTCCGGCTGGCGCGCGAAGCCCCGGCGCGAGGAGGCGATGGAGCACCGGACGATTGCCCTGACCGCCGAGGCGTGGCGAGTGCTGGCGCAGATGACCGAGGACGCCGCTGTGGCCTCGCGCCTGGCTGCGTTCCAGTGCGAGCGCGAGCTGGACTCTGCTGCTGCGAAGGCCGCCGAGAAGGACGCGGTGTTCTTCGAGGGCGTGCTGGCCGCCATTCGGAGGCCGGTGTTTTGAGCGCGCAGGATAAGACCGACTACGAACGCATCTGGCTTGAACCTCCGAGCGAAGGTGACGACCGCCACTGGTCCTCAGTCAACGGATGGGCCGATGACGCTTTTGGCGGATCTACGCCAACCGAGTACGTCCGCGCCGATCTGGTGGATGACGCGCTCAAAGTTCTTGCCGCGTATGCAGTCCTTGGCGCCGGCCGCTGCACGGTGAGCAAGAAGCACGCCGAAATGGCTTACGCCGCAATCGCCAAGGCCAAGGGAAGCGCCCCATGAGCGCCGCTCTCGACACCAGCCGCGACGCCTTAACCCGCGCCGAACACCACAAGCACGCGGAAGGCGACCTCCTCACCCGTCACCGCACGGCCGACAGCGGCATCTACGACCTCCTGCGGGAGATCGAGATCGACGCGACGATGGACGTGTGGGTGGAGGACGTGACGCCCGGCAGCGTCGAGGCGCTGGAGCTGCGGCACGAGGCGATGCAGGCGGCGCGGGAGGTTTATTTCTCGATGGTGGGGAGGTCGGCATGAGCGCCGCCGAGACGACGCGCGAGGGCGCGGGGCTGGTGCGCTCCATCCCGTGCGAGGTGGTGGGGGCGACCGAGATCGCTATGGGGCATGGCCTCGTGGATGTCGGTCCGATCTACCTCGAAGATCGTGTTGGCATAATCCTCCATCCGCGCACTGATTTCATCCCGATTGGTGAAGGGGGATCGATCGGCGGCGACCCTCCGCAGTTCTACGACCCGCAATCGGGCGATGTGGTGATCTGGCTCGACGGCCCTGAGCGCGGGACCACCATTATTCGTGAGTTGCAGGAACTGACCCCACCCGCCTCGCCGTCCGACGAAGCGGCGCGGCTTCGGGAAATGCGAGACGTGGAGCAGGCGGCCGAACGGATGGTTAAGGCTGGCCGCGATATGTTCCCAAACTCGGTGCCCTGGCGCGATCTGAACTTCGGGATGCGCGAGTACTACCGCACTCTTGCCCGCGCCGCCCTCGGGAGGCCCGCATGAACTGCTACTGGGTCTTCCGCCCAGCTCTTCCCTTCGTGGCCCCCATCCGCCGCCACGTCATCGGCCCCATCATCCGCCGCGCACGCCCTCGCCTGCGTCACGCTGCGGTCTGGGTCTGCACTTCCGGCGCCGTGCTCGTCCCGCTGCCCGGCCCCATACCGCACGCCCCAGTCGGAACCGTCGCACCCGCCTACACCGACCTCGGCACCGACATGGGCATGGGCTTCGGCGGCCTCGGGATTGGCCCTCTGATCGGTGCCGGGAGCGCGTCCGATCGTCTGCCGCTGCCGGGTGTGGGCGACGTGATGGCGACGCTGCCGGAACGCCCGGTGCTGGACGTGCCGGGGGTGAGTGTCGGCGCGGTGGTTGATGTGCCGCTGGTTGCGGTGCCGGAGCCTGCGTCGGTTGCGATGTTTGCGCTGGGGCTGGTGAGCCTTGGGCTGATTGTGAGGGGGCTGACATGAGCGGGGAGGAGGTGACCCAGCCCAACTGCAACGTCTGCGGTCGGAAAATGCGGAAGGTCACATGGCACGACCCCGAGGCAGGCGTGGATCGGTTCCTGCGCTGGCAATGCGTGAAGGTGTCTTGGGCAAGCGACGAAGGCTGGGAACATGACTGATCTGCACCTCACCCCACCCCTCCCCCTCCTCACCCGCAGCATCGCCCGTTGGCGCCGCGAGGCGGACGAACTGGCGTCGCGCGGCCTGCTGACGGAGGCGGAGCGCCAGCAGTGGCAGCAGCGGGTGACGCTGCTGGGGCAGTTTGATCGGCCTGTGCAGGAGAGGCAGTGATGGGACCAACAGGCATTGCTCTGCACATAAAGAGAGGCTTCGCGGCTATCGGCCTCGTCGCCCCAAAGTGCAACGCGAACGTCGGCGGCGCCATGCGGGCAGCGGCCTGCTACGACGCCGACCTCATCGTGCTCGGCGGCAGCCGTTATCACCGACAGAGCGCAGACACTATGAAGTCATGGCGGCACATTCCGACGCTGCACAACGTGCAGAATCTGATGGACTGCTGCCCCTTCGACTGCGTGCCGGTCGGCGTTGACTTAGTGGACGGTGCCGAGGCGCTGCCCGAGTTCCAGCACCCGGAGCGGGCCTTCTACATCTTCGGCCCCGAGGACGGGACGCTGGGGAAAGCCACGCTCGATCGATGCGCGCGGCGCCTCATGGTTCCCACGAAGCACTGCATGAACCTCGCGGCAACGGTCAACGTCATCCTTTACGACCGCATGGCCAAGGCTTCGATAGCGATGCGCGCCGCAGATCGGAGGGCCGCGTGATGGGCATCCGCTACCACACGGATCTGGTTCAGGGTTCCGACGAATGGCTCGCCGCGCGCTGCGGCCTGCTGACGGCTTCGGAGATGAAGCTGATCGTCTCGCCCTCCCTCAAGCCGATCAAGAACGACAAGGAGAGGGCGCACCTTTACGAGCTGCTGGCCCAGCGGATCACCCGGCACGTCGAGCCCCACTACATCGGGGATGACATGCTGAGGGGTCACGAGGACGAGGTGGAAGCCCGCATCCTCTATGCCGAGCGGTACGCCCCCGTGCACGACATGGGGTTCATCACCAACGACAAATGGGGCTTCACCATCGGCTACTCGCCGGACGGGCTGGTGGGCGAGGACGGCGCGATTGAGTGCAAGTCCCGGCGCCAGAAGTTCCAGGTTCAGACCCTCATCGACGGCGCCATGCCGGACGACTACGCGATCCAGGTGCAGACCGCCCTGCTGGTGTCTGAGCGCCAGTGGATCGACTTCATCAGCTACTCCGGTGGCCTGCCCATGGTGACGGTGCGGGTGTTCCCGGACCCTCCCGTTCAGGGGGCCATCCTTGCCGCGGCCGAAGCCTTTGAGCAGCGCCTGGCTGAGAAGCTGGACGCCTACCGCGCCGCCCTAACCTCGGGCGCGCGTCTCATCCCCACCGAACGCAAGATCGAACAGGAGATGCACCTGTGAACATCACCGACACCATCGACCCCAAGGTTGACCAGCTCACCGCAGACCACCTTATCGGCCGGTCACTGACCATCCGTGTTACCGCCGTCAAACTCAACGGGGGCGACCAGCCCTGCGATATCCATTACGAGCAGGATGGCGGCCTGCCCTACCGCCCAGGAAAATCAATGCGGCGCGTGCTGGTGCACGTGTGGGGTGGCGACGTGAACAAATATGTTGGCCGGTCCATGCGACTCTACCGGGACGACGATGTGCAGTTCGGCGGCCTCAAGGTCGGTGGTATCCGAATCAGCCACATGAGTCACATCGACAGCCCGCAAACGCTGGCGCTGACCGCGAAGAAGGGCAGCAAGAAGGCTTTCAAGGTGCTGCCGCTGGTCGAGGAAAAGAAGGCTGACAAGGCAGCCGAGCTGAAGGAACGGGTGCTATCCCTAATTGACCGCATCGAGGGCGCGGACAGTATCGAGGCGTTGCAGGGCATCACGAGCGATCCGGCGGTGGTCAAGCTGCGCGGTTGGCTTGCGGAGAACTGGACGGGCCCGGCGGGTGACGTGGACGGGGCCGTCGAAGCGGCTCTGGCTCGACTGGCCCCGCCCGCTGATGCGGCAGACGACTTCCCCGGCGACCGCCCCATGGAAGCCGCCGAATGACCGCCCCCCTTCACCCCGTGGTCACCCGCATGGCCGCCGGCATCCAAGCGGCCCTGCCCACCGCCCCCAAGGCCGGGAGCCTCGACGCCCTGACCCAGCACTTCGCCAGGGCGGCCTATGTCGCGCTGCTGGAGGACGGGTGGGCTGTGGTGAGCCTCAAGGGGCAGGGTGGGGAGAGCGTGGCATGAGCGCGCAGCAATTCTGGGTCTTCGTGGTGCCGCATACCATTATCGGCGGCATCCTCGTCGCGGCTGTCGTCCATTGGGTATTGGAGCGGGGCAGGGAGACGGCCGAGGACAAGCGGGTGCGCCGGGAAACGGATGCCCTGTATCGGATGCAGAAGGCCCGAGAGAAGGGGCGCGCCCCATGATCTACGAAGCCCCCGATGGCGCCCCTCCCCCGCCGGCCGACGTGGCAGCCGCTGCCCGCGCTGACCTCTGCCACACCGTCTGGAACGACCTGGCGCGCGTGTGGATCTCTTGGCCCGCTGGACCGCCTGCGCCTGCGCCGGCGCTCAAGGAGATGCGGGGTGCGGCGGGCGAGAAGGAGGGCGGCGATGGCTGACACCCCCCGCTGGCTGCCTCGCCCAGCAGCCGCAGCCTACATCGGCTTGACCGAGGTGGCCTTCACGCGCCGAGTTACTGCGGGCACCCTCCCCCGCGCCAGCGAACACCTAGGGCCGCGATGCCTGCGGTGGGACCGTCACGCGCTTGACGAGGTCATGGCAGGGCCGTCTGCTACCCCCAAACCCTCCGGAGCGGCCGGTCTTGCCCAAGCAATCCTCGAAACCGGCCGGGCGCGTCGTCACGCGGCGATTGGCAGACGGTAGCCTCAAGACATACCGCTACGGCCCCTGGCAAGCCCAGGGGGCCGCCCCGATCGCCGGGGACACCATGCGGGCCTTGCTACGGGCCTATGAGCACAGCCCCGAGTTCAATGCGCTCGCGCCATCCACTAAGGCTCAGTACCTCATCTATTTAAAGCCGTGGCTGAAGGTTCCCGATGCTCGGCCCAGGGATGTGACGCGCCGGGAAATCATGGAGGCGCGCGATGCGATCGCCACCCGACGCGGGCATGGCGCGGCCATCGCATTCGGACGCATCACTGCCATTCTGTTCGCTTGGGCAGTTGACCGCGAGTGGATTGAGCATAGCCCCGCCATGCACCTCAAGGCCATTCCGGGCGGCAGTCTGCCGGCCTGGACAGAACCTCAGATCGCTATCGCTCTTCAAGGCCTGCCAGAGGAATTGCGGCGCGTGGTGGTTCTGGGGCTGCACACCGGCCAGCGCCGTGGTGACCTCTGCTCCATGACTTGGGGCCAGTACGATGGCAGCATTATTCGGCTGCGGCAGGCGAAGACTGGCGTGGCGTTGGCCATTCCCTGCCATCCCGACCTCCAGGTGGAGCTTAATACTTGGCGCCCAGGGCGCGTTGGGCCGCTCATCCTTTCCAGCCCTCGGACCGGAGGTTGGACCGCCCCGCATCTCTCCCGAACGCTCGGCGCAGAGCTACAGAAGCTGGGACTTCCGGCTGGCCTGAACGTGCACGGCCTTCGGAAGTCAGCCGCCCGGCGCCTAGCCGAAGCTGGATGCACAGCGCACGAGATCGCGGCCATCACGGGCCATAAGACGCTAAGCATGGTGGCCCACTACACGCGCTCGGTGGACCAGGAGAAGCTTGCGACGTCTGCGGTGGAGCGGCTTACAATACAACCTCATACAAACGACAAAAAAGGCGTTAAATAACAATGCGGGCAATTTTCGTGATGAGAATGCCCGGCATTTGAATTTGCTAGATAATCTGGATGATGAGTGACGGTTGTCGGCGCAAAGTTCCCAAGGCGTTCTCTGCAATTGTAGAACCACCCTATGCCCTACAACCGCTCCCCGCGCACCGAGCGCCCGGTCGTCCTCGCCCGCCCCTGTCCGACTACGCCGGCCACATCCTGCTTGTGGACTGCGGCTCCCGGATCTGCGGCGGCGAGCGGATCATCCCGGTGACCTCGATGGTTCCGCGCTGGGGCGGGCTGACGATGCGGGAGGTGGTGGAGCGCTTCTATTGCCCGACCTGCCAGCGCCGGGCTGCGCGCGTGGAGCTGCGGCGGCCGGCCGTCGAGGGGCGGATCGGGCGGGCGGATGTGGTGCTGGTGCTGCGCGGGAGAGGGGCGGAGGAGTAGGCGGCCGAGCCTTAGCGGGATGTGTCCCAAGGTCCCGGCCGCCCGTGACAGGCGCCTAGCCAGCGCCCCTCACCTTTGCGAACTGCTTACAGCCTATCCGCCTGATCAAGCCGGGCTAGTTCGGCAAGAGCTTGGTCTCGCCTCACGCGCCCTTCTGGAGTGAGGCGGATGGCCGTTGTGTCGTCCACAATCAGGCCGGCGCGCACGAGGTCGTCCCAGCCGTCTCCGGAAATAGAAACGGAGCGCGGTCCGTCGTAAGTCAAAAGGCGTAGCTGCTCGATCGTCAGTTTCCTTTGCGGCATCCCGCCTATCCTCCACCCTTACGCACGATAACACGAATCGCCCGAATCCGGGCCTCTCGCCGCCCGCGCCAATTCCGTCCGCTAACCGCAATTTGCAGACGTAATCCTACCTCGCCGCATCCCGCCACCCGATCCTGGCCAGGATCGCCCTCGCATGGGCAAGGCGCTCCTCCGGGGTGCAGTCGATCACCCGCCAGTCATGCTCGCGCCCGCAGCACCAGCAGTAGGCTGGCGGGGCCGTTTGCTGTCCACTCACGCCGCCATCCCTCCCGTCGAACCGAACGCCCCCACCCCGCGCTCCGTCTCGTCCAGCGAGTCCACCTCGACCACGGGCGGCGTCGCGATGGGCTTGATGACGAGCTGCGCCACCCGCACGCCAGGCGCCACGTCGAAGGGCTTGTTGGGGTCCGAATTCTTGAGGATCACCCGCACCTCGCCGCGGTATCCGCTGTCGATCACGCCGCCCATGATCTCGATCCCGTTCTTGTAGGCCAGGCCGGAGCGGGGCGCGATGATGCCCACATGGCCGGGCGGGATCGCGATAGCCCAGCCGGTGCGGACGAGCGCGCGGCTGCCTGGGGCGAGGCGCACCGTCTCCACGCTGGTCAGGTCGTAACCCGCGTCGTCGGGATTGGCGCGCGTCGGCACCACAGCGTTCGGGTGCAGGCGGAGAATGCGGAGGGGGTTCGTCTTCGGATCACTCATGTCCCGACCTCCAAGGCCGCCGCCAACGCGTGGGTATGCGGGATGCCCGGCACCTCCCCGTAATCACGGAACACCGCAGCCGGGAGCGCGGCCAGGAAGGCGGCGACGACATGATCTGCGATGACCTGCGCTGCTTGTGGGGTGATCGCCAGCCCATCAAGCTCGCCTTCGCACGCCGCATCCGCAGCGCGCGCCGCCGCCTCGCGGGCCGCTTGCAGCTCGTTCGTTTCAGGACCGCTGGGCATTTGCCATCTCCACCAACCGCTCCACCTCCTGATTGATCCACGCCTGATTGTCAGGGTGCAGGCCCATGACTGGCAGGGTGAGCCTTATATTCCGCGCTATCCCGGCTGCGGTGAGGCAGGCTCCGCTGCAAGACGTATCTTCCGCGCAGTCGCATAAATCGGCATTCGTCTGCTGATCACGCGCCGGGCATTCCTCGCGCGGACAGGTCGGGAAGTCCGCGCCGTTCCGCCCGCACTCGCCACACTCGCGCGGGTTCGTCTTGGGATCGCCGGTCACTTTTTCCCTCCCCGTCGCGTCGTGCCTTTCAGCCCCAGATAGCCGTGCTTTCGGAGCCATTCGGCCACGATCATCTCCGCCAGCGATGAGGACGTCCGATCTTCGCCCCGCGCCGCCTGCTCCAGCCCTTCCTTCACCTCCGGGCGCCACCGGAACCCCACCCGCCCGGTCTTCTCTGCCATTCTGCGCGCCCTGCATCTTTCGCTCTCTTGTGGCTAACAATGTTGGACATATTGGCGCATGACGTGGCATAGTTCAAGCACGATGAAGAAGCGGATGGGGCGTGGAGCCTTGGCTGCTTCGAGTAACCGCTGAAGGAGGCACCGATGGGCTGCGACATAAACTCCTTTGCCGAGCGCCGGTCTGACGATCGTTGGCAGGAAGTCCGCACAGAGCGGGAGCCGTTTGGTGGCCGCAATTACAACCTCTTCGGCTTCCTCGCGGGGGTGCGGGACTACTCCACCGTGCGGCCCATCGTTGCGCCGCGAGGCACGCCCTCCGACGCGAGCGCAAACGTGCGGGAGCAGCTAGAGGACTGCCACTGTTGCTCCTGGCTCTCTGTCGCGGAGCTGTCCACCTTCGACTACGACCAGCGCGTGCCGGGAGAGGGCGAGATGACGACCTTCCGCGACATCCTGGGGCCGCAGTTCTTCGATGACCTTGCGATGCTCCAAGAGGCCGGCGCCGAGCGGGTGGTCTTCGGCTTTGATACTTAGGTTTTCTCAAATCCTCCGAAGGAGGCACCTATGGTCGAAACTGACCCCATAGCCGCAGCCGGAGACGCCATCGGGCGCGAGGTGGCGCGGTTACAGGCGGAGAATGCACGGCTCCGGGGCGCTTTGGACAAGATCGCGAGGAGCGACGGAAATGGTCGTTGGAGCCCGACAAGCGACGGCCATTCCTTCTGCATAGAGACAGCCATCGGTGCCCTTGCGTCTCAATAACCCCCAAACGCAAAAGGCCGGCAGGTCACTCCGCCGGCCTTCTCTACGTCATGCAGCCCGCTTGCGCCGCACGATCCCCAGTCCAAGCAACCCCGCGCCGAACAGCGCCAGGGACGCGGGCTCGGGCACGGGCGTCATCGTCGTCGTGACCGCCCCGCCGAAGGTGCAGAGCGGCTGCGTGCAGCCCTGGTTGAAGTCGGCACCGTAAGTGGCGGTGAAGGACGTGCCGGTGAAGTCGAAGGTGAATTCGACCTCGGTGTTAAGGAAGTCGATCGTGCCTGTCAGGCCCGTCGCCGCGCTACCGGCCAGCGAGAAGTTGGCGAAAAGGTTGCTGGCGTTCTGGTTCATGGGAACCAGGAAGTTGGGAAGGCTGAAGCTCGCCTTCTCGTTGGCACTCGTCAGGCTCAGCCCGACCAGCCCGGACAGGGACGACGAGACGAAGGGAGCATCGCTGCCGTTCGTGACCTGGTAGCTGAAGCCGTCCCGATAGGCGGCATCGGTGACGATCAGTTCGCCGTTGAAGGTAAGATCCGGCACCGGAATGCCGTTGATGTTGGAGCCCACCAGCGGGCCGACCTGAGTGAAGTCGAAGATCACATTGGCCTGGGCAGGTACGGCCACAGAAGCCAGCGCCAGCGCGGCAGCCGCGGCCACCGTCGTTACGAATTTCATGGTTCTTCCCCGGGTGCTTGCTGCACCTGGGGCGGGGCAACGCATGTTCCGGGCCAGATTCTGCGGGCCTTGTCTTACAATGGGCTAGGAATCCCGGTCCGCGAGATTCAACCGGAGGTGGCAAGATTTCCGACAGGGGAGGGGGTCAGCCTCCAGCCATCGCGAGGGCCTTGGCGCGCACGGCCTCCACGCGGCGGGTCCAGCCCTTCTGGAAAGTCTCCCACGCATCGAGTTGCCGCAGGTAGTCCAGCCGCAGGGTGCAGATCTTCTGGATGAGGTCAGCCGGGTCGAAAAGGCTCATCGCCGCCAGGGTGAGCGGCCCCACGGCCCCGTCGGGATTTACGCCCAGTTTGCGCTGGATCTCCCGGATGGCGCCGCCGCTGTTCACGGCGAAATCAAGCACCGCCAAGTCCACCCCGGCGGGCATCTGGTCACATCGGTTCCGGAGCCAGTAGTTCGCCCGATACACATCCCTGGCCTCAGCTAACGTCAGGTTTCGCACGTCCGTCACGCTTACATCAGCATTGCGCCAAGCGGCCAGCGTCGCGTGGGTGATGCCCATGTTGGTGGCGCCTCCCGCGTCATTGGGGTTGTTCGCGAAGCCCCCTTCGTTTGTCAGCACCACGGCAATGCAAGCATCGAAGCGGGCTGTCGCCGCAGTCGGGGCAGGCTTCGGAGGAAGCGTGACCGGCGCAGTCCGCGCCATCGCCGCCGCTATGTCGGCCTGATAAGCGGCCGGGAGCATCGCGATCAGAGCCGCGAGTTGTGCAATGATGGGCTCGGCTTGTCCGGTCATGGGCCGACACCGCACACGCGCGCAATCCGCTTCCAAATTTCCATCAAGGAAATCCTTCCGGTACAGCTATGTGATGTGAAAACCGGGGCTGTGCCGGGCATAATATTGCGGGCCGAACGAGTGTTGCTGCACTCGCCCGGCCCTAACCGCCACATCCTGACAAGAGGACGCAATGGCTCAGCCAAGGATACGCACGAAGGTGGCCGTTGGCCATCGGTTTGGACGTTTGGTGGTCACAGAGATATCGCGAGGCGATGACGGAAGATTGCTCGCTAACGCTGTCTGTGACTGCGGCGGACGCACGCTAAAGCGGGTCAAAAGCCTACTCGATAAGGGTGCAAAAAGTTGCGGCTGCTTGCGGAGCGAGGCTCGTCATCAACGCACGCACGGAGAGACCTTGCGTAAGAATCCATCCGCAGAATACAATTCTTGGATCGGCATGAAGGGGCGCTGCAATAACCCCAATCACCCCCGCTGGAATGACTACGGCGGAAGGGGGATCACGGTTTGTAGCAAATGGGACGAGGACTTCTCTGCGTTTCTCTCTGACATGGGGCGCCGCCCATCCGCCCACCACACGTTAGATCGTATAGACAACAATAAGGGCTATGAGCCCGCGAATTGCCGATGGGCAACGAAGCAGGAGCAAAGCTCCAACACCCGTAGAGCCCTTCGGATCAATCTTGATGGAGATTTGGTTTCTCTCCGGGAGGCATACGCCAGAACGGGCATTACGCCTGCGACAATCGCAGAAAGGCGTCGCAAGGGTTGCCCGGAAAACCTCCTTTGCGCTCCACTCAACTCCGTTCGCTTGGCTTCCAGGGCTGGTTAAAATCGTCAGTGGACGTGCCTGCGGGCACCCGAATGCGCGGCCGCTGTATCTGTGCAACCGCAGGGGCCATTAAGTCATCTGCGGTTGTCCCAGGCGGGGACGGTGAGCGCGCGACTTCAACATTCACGTCGCCCGTCGTTGCGATGGCTGGAGGCGACTGAGGTTGCGGGGTGCGGAAGTTGGAAAGGGTGGCCGCAAGGGCTGCCCGGTCGGAGTTAGCGGCGTTGGAGGCGGTGGAGTTACCGTAGAAAAACCCCATCACGGTCCCGAAGACGGTTGCCAGGAAGGGGTCAATGGAGAAGCCCCGATTGGTAAAGAGTGGGGCTAGGGCATTGATGGCGATCACAGCCACGATGACGGAACCGAAGATCACCTGCGCCCACGCAATCATGGTTGACTTGCCGGTGAGCTCGCGCGCGTTAGCCGTGTCAGTGACGGCCGCCTTAAAAGTCTCCAGCCGCGACTGCTCCGCCGCCGCCTCCCGCTGCGCCGCAATCTCGGCCAGGCGCACCCGGATCGCGCCCAGCTTCTCCGGGTCCTGAAGCGCGACCTGCGCCTGCACCGGGTCACTCGTGCCCAGGACGGCCTGCGCCACGTCCACGACCTGCGCGGCCGCGGTGCCGGCCCGATCCCCGGCCAACAGCTTGGCCACTTCTGGAATCAACCCGGCGAGCAGGGGGATGAGGGCCAGCATCACACCCTCCCCAAGATCATCAGGACCACGATCGCAGCCAGCGCCAGCCCGAACAGCCCGGACGGGGCCCACCCGCTGCCCCAATGTGCGGAGTGCGGCCACGACGGCAGGCACAGCACGACCAAGACGAGCATCAGCAGTGCTATCCCCAGCATAGGAACCTCCGGATTGTCGGGAGCCGGAAGCCGACCGGCGGCGGGGTTAAAACAGCCGTTTGCGGGCGGCGCTCACGTCAAACCAAGGCGTAGCGGTCGGCCAGATACGTCTCGACGTTGGCCAGCAATGTTGCGTTCAGGTGGATGGCCGTGTTGAAGATCATCCACTCGAAGATCTGCGCGCCAGCCGAGTTTGCGGCAGCGGCATCGCCACGCCCCAAAACCTTGAGCTTAGAACTGGTATTCTCATTCGCAACGCTGGTCTTGGTGCCTGCCAAACTCCGGTTCAGCCGAAGATTGGCAACCTTCGTGGCGAAGTCGTAGCTATAAATGCCGATGTGCGGTGCCGTGGGGGCCACGACGACCGTGCTGGTAATCTGGCTGACACCGCCCACACCGACCGTCACCTTATCGTCGGCGACCCGGTGCCACATGTATGTGTTCGACGCGCCGCCGGAATTGAGGAGGTAGCTGTCGTTTGTGCCGCGTCGGCCGACATAGACGAGCGAGAAGCTGGCATTGACCGGAAACAGGTTGGCGCCGCCGTCACCGAGGTCCCCGATGGTGCCCGCCGTCGTGCCGGCCTGGAGTGCCGCCCGGCCGTTGTGCGCGCTGGCAACGACGGTTGGACTGTCAGTACCCGTGTCGGGCACCATTCGGTTGTGCCCCTTGCGCCCGATGATCTGGAACGTGGAGCCGGTGCCAACAACGCCGGTATCCGCCGTCCACCAATCCACCAGCGAGCTTGCGGCGTAGATCGCCTTCATGTCCGCGCTGATCGTGGGCAGGGACGGAAGCAACCCGGAACCAACCGGGCCACCTGAGATGGGAGTGAATACGGCCATGAGTTGGTCCTCTCAGAGCTTGGGCAGGGGGCGGACTTCGACGCACGCCCAATGGTGAAGGGGCTGGTTTCCGGGCATGGCTGAGAGGCCGAGGCGCCGCCATTCGCGCACCAGCCCGCGTGCGCCGTAGGGATTGCCGTTGGCGAGGCCGGTTGAGCGGGTGGCGTAGTGGAGGCGCGGCCGGAGCGTCGGCGCAGAGGCCAGCGTCAACCGGATGTCCGTGGTCGCCGCGCTGGCAGTGATCGTGGTTGCGCCCGGGAAGGTGATGGATAGTTCCGAGGCAGAGGCGCCCGAGAACCGTGCCGCGATGGCCGCCGCTACCTCGGCCAGACCGTCGCCAAGATCAGCGTAGACATCGGCCCGGACACCATCGACCGTGACGCCCACACCGATTGGCGTGTCATCCCCGTTGGTTCGGATGCTGCGCGTCGTCTCGGTGTAGGGTCCGAGCGTCAGGACATTGCCCAAAACTGTGAAGGTTAGGGCCGCGGGCTTCGGTGTGACGGCCGAGATCGTCACGACGGCGCCGTTGTCGGTCACGTCGTAGCCCGAGGCTGGGAGGCCACTGGTGGAGATCGTGCCGGAAGCGTCCACCACCACCGGGCGCGAGTAGCGGAGCGTCAGGACGGGCGTGCTGCCCCCTGTGCTCCACCAAGCGTCGTCAATCCGCACCGGAACATGCCCGTCGCCCACCAACTCGTCGCCCATGGCGTAGCCCTGCGTCTCACCGATGACCGCGAACCCGGCAGCCGTTGGGTGGGCGCTGTCGGCCTCCGTGTGGGTGGCGTAGTAGATCGGCCCCATCAGCCGGACATACGGATCACGGTCGGCGGCGTAGATCAGGCCGCAAGCCGTGCCACATTCGCTCGGGGTGGAGGCGCCCCGTGTCGGCTGCGTGACGAACAGGCGAACCGGCTCCTTCTGGCCGGTGATCGCCACTACATCCTCCTGCAAGTCGCGCCGGAATTGCAGCATGTCGCGCCCGTAAGCCTCGGCAGTGCGGAACACATCCGCCTCGCCGTGGCGCGTCCAGATGCCCGGCGCGACCAACTTGCGCCCTTGAGCTTGCGCCAGCGCCGCGCCGCGTTCCACGAAGCGCAGGAGGTCGGCATAGACGGATGTGCCGCGCCGGAGGGTTTCGTACTGCGCCCCGCCGGCCGCCGCGACCGCCCAAAGCATCCGACGCTTGAAGCCGAGCCGGGCCTGGAGGCGGGACTGAATGATATTGAACATACGCGGCCCGGCCGTTTCGACAGGGCGCGGGGTCGTGACGTTGCGGAGATCCACGAACGACGTGATCGCGGCCGCCTCGGGAAATGGCCCCGCGTTGAACATGAGGGACCAGCCGGGGTCCAGGGCGGTCGTCGTAACCGGCACGTCGCCGGGGTTCGTGCCGATCTGGGCAAGAGCGAGCGACTGGCCCCAGCCGAGAAGCATGAGGATCGTGTCGTCGGCAACCTGGGCAGTCGTGGCGTCCAGTGCTTCATAGGCGTAGGCAGGGGCTGCCCCGCCGACAGTCCCGCTTCCGGTGCCGAGATTGGCGAGGACGCCGTTGACGACGCCCACAACCTCGCCGTCCACGGTGGTGCCGCCCACGATCTTCCCGGCGCTGTCGTAGCCGACGCGGGCGAAGTTGAAGCCGCCGGCGCTGATCAACGGCCCGGCAAAGCCAGCGGTCGCCTGAAGATCCGAGACAACCGCCGCGCTGGCCGGCGTGTAACCAAGCGTGGTGGTTAGGGCGGATAACGTGAGTGGAGAGGCCGGGCCGAACGCCGCGCCGTCCCAGGTGATGAGGCGGCCATTAATGTCGAACCCGCCAATGAATTGGCCGCCATTGCTGGCGTATAGGAGGGTGGTGAAGTGATACCCACCCAGGGTGACAAGAGGACCGGCATAGCCACCCTGAGCGACCGCGAAAGCCGCTTCGGCCGAGGCTTTGGATGCCGCCGCTTGATCACGATACGCCTGCGTGATCTGAGCGTCGGATGCGACCTGCGTTGCCTTGGCGGTGATCGCCGCTAAGTTAGGCGTACGCCTAATGATGCCCGTCATTGGCCGATCATCCAGTTGATGGGGCCAGACGAGAAGGCGGAGCACCGAAACCGCCAGTAAACGCCCTCCTGCGGTTCCGTCAGGATTGTGCTCACGCCTGCCCCCCATGAAATGGCAAGTCCGTCGATGTCAGTGAATGGCAGCCAAGTGCCGCCACCATCGAAGCTCCGCTCAACCACGACCGTCCCGCCGAAGGTGTTCGCTGGGGCAACCCAAAGCGACACGTTAAAGTCGCCGCGGCGCACAAGCTGGACGCCCAAGCCGTTGCTGGTCGCGCTGAATGAGCCGGTGCCGATGACATAGCCGGCCCCGCGTCCGCCTTCGATGGGCATGGGCGCATTCCTTGATTGGGTGTTGGGGGAGCCGCCCGGAGGCGGTGCTAGGTTCGGCCGGGCACTATCGGCCGCCAGACAGTCGGGGCATCCTCAAGTGCGCCTGGACGCGCGGAGCCAAGCCGGCTTTCCAGCCGTTCCTGCCGGCGCAGGATCTCATCAACACGCGGCAGCAGCCCCGCGATTGACTGTGCTAGCGCCTGCAAACGCTCCGCTCCGCTTTGGTCGGACAGCTCAAGACCTCGAAGCCGGTCCTTCATGGCTTGTTCCTGCTGGTCCCGGTTGCGCGTCGCCTGCTCAAATCGGCCCTCCAGCGCCAAGATGCGACCTGGCGTGGGGGCAAGCTGGGCAACCTGGGAATCCAGCAGGGTGATCTTTGCTTGGAGCGCAGAACTGTCGATCTGACGGCTGGTATAGGCGTTGAGAAGGGCGGCAGCGACGCCACCCAGAGCAGCGATGCCAACCAAAATCGCAATGATGGTCTGAAACATCGTCAGCTTCTGGGCAGTGGGAACCTTCGCCGCCATGACATCAGCGGCAATCCTGGCCTGCTGATGTCCACGGATGTCATGGGTTGCCTGCTGCTGGGCGGCCAGCTTTGCCTGCAGGTCCGCAATCTTATCCAGCAGGGCGTCGCGGTCAGGCATGGTTGTGTCCGTGGCCTTGCTGCTGCGGATTTGTTCCCGGGTGGCTTCCAACCGCTCAGAAAGAGCGGCGACTTGTTCGCCCTGCGTCGCGTGTGCCGTGGTGGCTGCGGTCGGCGGCGTTGCGGCTGGACGACGTGTCCTCGACGAGGGCGGGGCCACGACTGGTCAGACCTTGACCTTGGCCGCAGCCTTGAACAGGTCGGCCTTCTTCTTGGCAGTCAGCCCAAGGCCCGGCAGCGCAGACAGCTCCGTGACCAGCGGCGAGTTGATCTCGAAGACGCTCGCCTCCTTCCAGGCAAAGAGCGCGTCGCCGCCGGTCGCCTCCATGTACTCGTCCACCACATCATACATGGACTTCCCGTCCACTTTGCTCGGCGTCTTCCGCAGCGCCATCTTCGCCTGGAACGCCGTCACCTGCGGGGGCACGGGCGGGGTCAGCAACGCCTCCATCTGGAGGCGAAGCCGCTCGTTGAGGTCGTCAGCCATGGTCGTCGTCCCTTCCCTGCCCGCTCAGTTGTTCGCCGAGGTGGCGGGGCGCAGCACGCCGCGCGGGATGGCGTTCACATGCGGGTTGGTGCTGAGCAGCGCCTTCGAGATGTTCTTCGGCGGGATGCCGATGAAGGCGTCGTAGAGAGCCCTGGCGTTCGGGGCGCCGTAGTCAACAAGGCTGGAAAGGGCCGCTACGGCATACTGGCCATAGTCCCAATCGTCCTTCGTCCAGCCCGTCCCATTGCTGTACCCTGTGGCGACGGTGCGGTCCTTCAGGGACTGCCAGGTGGTCAGGCGCTGCCCGCCCGCGGCGGTCTTTTGGACGACGTTGTAGGCGGCGATGTCGCGCGGATTGAAGGCGGAGTTCAGCGCTCCCCTCCACCAGTTAAACGCGAAGGTATCCAAGAACTCCTTCGCCTCGGGGTGGCCCAGCCGCGCGGCGCGGATGTACTGGTAGGCGCAGAACGATTGCTGCCACGGAGCAAACTTCTCCAGGACGTCGCCGCGATCGTAAGACGCTTCGATGCGGCCATAGGCTTCTCCCTGCAAGGTTTTCCAGCCGGGGATTTGATCGCGCAGCCACTTCCAATTGGCGTCACTGACAGCGCGGTGCTGGGCCTGCTCCGGAGAACCGTCGATGGAAAGGAGAGCGGCTCCGTCGATCTCGCGCATGCCCCAGGCGATGCCGCGTGCCTGGTTGGCGTCGTACCGGCCATCACAGATGATCAGGCCACCCGCTCGCCGGCCAGGGACCACGAACAGCACGCCGCCAGCAGCCCATGCCATCTGCTCGTCATAGAAGGAGCGCCGGCCGGTCAGGAGTGCCTGGATGTAGGCCGGGTCCTGCTCGTGCGACACATCCCACGTCCAGCCGATCAGAGATGCATCGGGGCGCTTGGGAAGAAGATCGTCAATGCCCTTTGACGCGAACTCCGGAACCCGCGCATCCACCCAACTGTTGCGGCTGGCATCCCAGAACTTGTTGCCAACGTTCATGGAATTCTCAGCCTGACCGAGCGCATATTCCTCGGCCCGGCGGTCGCCTGAAGTAAGCCAGCAGGCGACGCCATGGGTCCAGGGCCCGACGTTCTCGGCGCCGCCCGTTCCCGGCATGAAATACTTCAGGCCGCGCTCACCGAACGCCTTCGGCCAGTCCGCATGATTAACGCGGCTGGCAATCCCATCCCAGACGCTCTGCGCGAGGGTGATGTCCGTCTCGGGACGCAGCGGGATCATCGAGGTATCGGCGATGTAGTCGATATCGTACTCAGGGCGGCGCAGCGGCTTGCTCAGCAGGAGGGTGGTGCCCTTCACGCCACGCTGGCGGCTCCATGCCTGATAGTTGTAGTGCTTGGGCACGGAGAGGTTCAGCGCCTGCACGCCGTTGATGGTCAGGGTGGCGGTGTAGGCGGCCAGGACAACGGTGCCGCCCATCTTGTCGTTGCTGAACTTCGTCTCGACCCAGGTGGTGCCGTCGGCGTAGAGATCCACGTCCGCGAGCAGCCGCATCATGTTCGAGCCCACGGCGGTGCTGGGCACGTCCCGCGTCACCCGGACGCTCCGGACCTGATCGTTCGACATCCACACGTCCGTGGAGGCAACCGCCGCCGCCTTGAGGTCGAGCGTCCAGGCCGTGCCCCCGGAGGTCGGCGTGACCACGAGGCTGATGGCCGGCAGCGCGCTCATGGACAGGTCGGTGTAGGTGTCCGGCGAGTTGTCGATCGCGAGCTGGGCCACGGTCGTGGCGTTGGCCGCGAGGGCGGAGGGGATGCGGACGGAATGCAGCACCCACCGCGCGCTGTTGCCGGCGTGCTTGTTCATCACCCGCGTACGGACCTTGCGTTCCACGTTGCCGGGGAAGATGGCCTTGAGCGCCGAGCCGGCCGGGAAGTCGTTGCGGCGATAGGAGCCGCCCCAGAACACGACCGTATCCGCGGCCAGGCCATCGGCCCCGCCGTCGAACTTGCGCGAGGGGAGCGTCGGGGTGCTCCCACCGATGATCAGCGCGGAGGCCGAAGCCCAGCCCTCACCCTCGACCGGCTCATAAACCGGCGGCTCCCCACCCGTGGATCCCCCCGTCCCGCCACCCGTCGAGCCACCTGCGGGCGGATTGAGCCCCGAGAGGTTCGACTGAATGCCGATCTCCTTGAGCAGGTAATCGGTTGCGGCCAGCCCTTTCAGGCCGGGGGCGTGGAAGATTTTCGATGTCATGCCGCGGAAGATGCTGGCCATGTTGCCGGGATCGGTGCGGTTGAACGCCTTGCCGATCGTGATGCGGCCCGCACGGTTGAACGGGAACGGCCAGTTGAACTCAGCGCCGACCGCCGAGCCGGAGGCCGTGGTCACGCGGAGCTGCGCCTTCGGAAGGGCATCCCCGACCGGCGGCTTGATCTCCAGCGCGATGCACATCAGCGTGTCGAAGCTGTAGTTCACGCCACCGAGGGACGACACGACGGTTGAGCCGACCGGAGGGGGCGAGGAAACGTAGATACCGCGCCCGGCACCCTGCGTGCTCTGGTTGTCCCAGTGGGTGGCGATGCCCCAGGAGCGAGGAGTGGAAACGCCCGCATAGGCCGACTGATCAACCGCGTCGGTCCAGTTGAAGATGTGGCCGTGAGCCCCGACCGGCTGGTTCACGCGCGCCAGGAAGGCGATCGTGTGACCCGTCTCGGCCGAGGGCATCAGGATCACGTCATCGCCCGTGCTGAGCGAGGCCGAGCTGGTGCCGGGGAAGTTCAGGGCATCCTTGCCCCCAAAAAGGGAAGTCGCCTTGAACAGTTGCGGCGCGAGGGATTCCGTCTCCTGCATGAAGTTCATCCCGCCGCCGACCTGATTGAACAGGCCGGTCACGCGACCGCCGGAAGCCACGTCCGTGGGCGTGTAGAGGTTGCCGGTATAGGCCGCGCGGGAGCGCGACACGCCGGCCAGCAGGGACGGGCTGAGCAGTGCCACCCCGCTTTCCGCGGCGGTGACGGCGACGTTGCCGGAAATGGTGACCAGCTTGTTGCTCGTCGTGTCGTCCGCGTCCGAGACCCCCCAGGGGATCTCAGTGCCGGCGGAGTGCGCCGTCGCACCGACCACAAGCTGGGTCTTCTCGGCGTTGAACACGAGGCGGCCATCGCCCGTCAGGCTACGCGTGGCACCGGCCGGCACCGCCGAGAGGTAGATGACGGGCGTGCCGGGCGCCGTCCCGGAGGGGAAGGAGGGCGAGGAAGGCGTGTAGGTGATGGCCGGCAGCGCCGCAGCTGCGGCGGGCTCCGCGACGGTGAAGGGGTCCGTCTCGTCCAGCTTCTCGCCGCCCGTCTCCGCTGTGTAGACCGCGGCCCGGTAGATGCCGGCGGCCTGCGGCGTCATGGTGTAGACGCCAGGCGCCACGCGCTGCACGCGCACACCCTCCAGCGTCCCGGCCTGCTCCAGGCAGGTCCAGACGGTCGAGATGGCCGAGAACGCCACGGTGAAGGAGCCAGCCACGCCCCGCGTCGCGGCCGAGCCGAGGATGCTGGCGGTCGGGGTGGCGCCGCCCGCGGCCTGGAGAGCCGCCAAAGCAAGTTGGATGGGCCCCAACTTAGCCTCGATGGCCGCCTCCCGCGCCGCAGCTTCTTCGGCCAGTGCAGCGGCCACGGCCTGATGGGTTGCGAAGTCCAGGGCTTCGGTCGCCTGCTGAACGGCCTGCTGCGTCTCCGCGCTGATCTCCGCACGGAGCTTGGCGACGGGCAGCAGCTTGGTGCCGTTCTGATTGATGACGATTCCCGCGTCCGCGCTCGTCGTCGCGGCCGGAAGGTCTTTCACATAGGTCGGGGTGGCAGCCATGGTCAGGCGTCCTTCTCGGCGGGCGGAGGGGGCGGAACAGGGTCGAACAGGAGGGCGCCTTCCGGCACCGCAGCGGCGGCGGCCTGGGCTTTCTCAATTCGGGCGAGGCGTTCGATGATTTCGGCGTTCTGCTCGACAAAGGTGACGAGCAACTGCTTCTCAGTGGGCATGGGGCGGTTCCTTCGGTTTCAGCCGCCGCCCGCGTTGCTGCCGCTTTCGGCCGCAGGCGCGTCAGTCAGGTCAGCGACAAGGGGGGCGCCGTCTTCGAGGGCGAGGTAACTGCCGTCTTCGAGGGTCAGGGCGTTGGCAACGATCTCGTCCACGACCTCGGCCGGAATGCCCGTGACAGGCCGCCAGCCGGTGCCGGGAACCCAGACCTCCAGAACCGGAGGCGAGGTGTCGGTGTTGAGGTGCAGAACCGGCCGGGTCGGTGCCTCGGGCCGCTCCGCCGTGGGGCCGACGGTGAGCCCGGCCCCGGCGTTGGTTAGATATTCCGCGACCGCCTGTTGTGCGGCCGCGGCCGCTGCGGGATTGACGACTGCCGGCAGCGCCGCCTGCACGGCCGTATCGACCGCTGTTCCGACGGCGCCGCTGAGGCCGGTTGCGACTAGATTATCAACAAGGGCCGGCAACTCGTCCTTGCCGGCCTTGGCGTCGAAGGCGGCGTTGAGTTGCGCCGCGCCGACCACCTGATTGGGGGCGAAAGGCTGTGGATCGGCCATGCGGGGGCACTCCGGAAAGCCGGTCGAAACGGGCGGATTGTTGCTGGCGCGGAGGCGCGGTCGCGGGTTAGGCTCGCGGGATGCAAATCTTCGCCGCGCTGACCGTCATCTTCTTCTTTGGCGTCGGCCTAGGTGCCGTCGCCTGGTTCATGGACCAGCGGCGTTAATCCACCGCCAGCCCAGAAACGACGCCGACACCCTGGAGCGCGGGACGCATCCTGGAGCGGTAGAGTTCGGCCTGTGCCCGATCCATCAACAGCCGGTTGCGGATCTGGCCGACCACTGCGGCGCGGGCGGCCGGGTCCGTGGCGAACAGCCGATTGGCCAGGGCGTCGGAGGTGGCGGGGTTGATGCCCTGGGCACCGCGACGCCACGCGTCGGCACCGATGGTCCTCAGCGCCTGCATCGGCTGGCCTGACGTGGCCTGCCAGAGAGCGGTTGCGATCGGCCCCATGGGATCACGGCCCATATCCTCGCCGGCCGCTTGGATTGCAGCCGTCTGTGAGCCGGCGCGAGGGCTAACGGCACGCTCCACCGCCGTCATCTCAACCTCACGACGCAAGCGGTCGTTCAGCGCGTTCCGTGCCTGCGGAGCCAAGAGCGCATTGAGGCGGGCCTGCATCTGCCCATCCTCCAGCATCAGCCGGGCAGCACCGCTTGCGCGCCCGGGATCGCTTACCCGGTCAGCAAAGTCGCGTCCGGCCCCGAGGCGATAGGCATCCTGGACTTCCTGGGGCGCCTGCATCTGCTGGGCCACCACGTCACGGTCGGTGCGGAGGGCAGTGCGGCCCGCCTCAGTGGCCTCAAGCTGGGCGGATGGCCCGGCCCATGCCGCACGAGCTTGGGCGTAAATCCGCTCCCCAGTGTTTGGGTCAACGACAACATCGTCCAGCCGGCCAACCAGTGCCTCACGGCGCTGCGTCAGTGCCCGAGCCAGGCCGTTGTTGCCCGCGCGCCGCGCCGCGTCGATCTCGTCACCAAGGGCCTGCGCGACATGATCCAGATCCTCCATGGTCGGGACACGGGAAAGCTGCCGGCCATTCTCCCCGTTGACGATGAGCCGCTCCGGAGCGCGCCCGTCCAGCCGGGCAAACTCGGTCGCCTGCCCAAACACGCGATCCGGCAACCGCATTAGGCTTTCTGTGACCTCAGGGTCATCGACGGGACCGAAGGCACGGACCCGATCGTAAAGTGGGTCAGCCGCGGCGCTGCGTGCCACCCGCGTGGCCTCGATACGGGTGGCGATATCGGTTCCGCTGCCGCCGCCGAAGGCTTGGTCGCCAGCAGCCATCAGCCGGTCAGGGCGCCCGAGACGGCGCATCTGCACCATCTGGTCGGCCGTCTCCATGGCCTCGCCCGGGGTGTTAGCCGCCACTCGACCCAGGTTGACGGTGTTGCGACCACCCACGTCCACCAGCGCTACGGGGTCGTTGCCAGCCGCCGCCAGCCGGGCGGCCGCGTCGTCCACATCCACGCCGCTGCGCCCCATGGCGCGCAGGATCTGACGTTCGGCGGCCACGTTAGCGTCCCGAAGGCCGAGAACATGACCAACCCGGCCCGCCACAGCGCCGCCGAGACGCACGCCAGCCCCCAGCACACCGCCGGCCACGCCGCCAAGCGCCGCGCCCTGGCCCGCATTCTCCAGCCGCGCGCTCATACCGCCCTGTCCTTCAAGGAAGCCCGCCGCGCCGCCACCAGCCGCGCCGGAGCCCACGACGCGCGCGGCTGCGCCGACTGCTTGGCCGCCGGGGACGCTGCGGAGTAAGGCGTTGACCGGCGCAAGAGCACGAGTGCCGAGAGCCGTCAGGCCGGTGGCACCGGCCGCTGCGCCACCCGCCACAGCCCCACCGACGCCGCCGTAGAGCTGCCCAGCCGCTCCGAGGTAGGGATGGGCGGCATCGGCAGCCCTGTCGGCCGCGCGCTCAGCGTCCCGGCCGCGCTCATAGGCGGCACCGAAGCCTTCGCCCGTGAACAGGCCGCCGACACCGGCAATGGCTCCCTTGATCTCGTCATTGGCGCCCAAAGTTACGCCACGGACCACGCCCCGCGCCGCGGCGGACAGCGCGGAGGGAGGCGGGCCCGGAGGCTCTGGCGGAGGCAAGGGGATGCTGCGGCTGAGCGGCGACGATCCCGAGAGATGCTGGACGATATCCGTGTCCGAGTAGCCCGAGCGCCGAGCGCCGGCCACGTCGTAGCCCCGCGCGCTGGCCAGATGGTCAGCGATCTCCGCGTCAGTGTATCCAGCAGCCTTGGCGGCCTCGGCGTCGAATGCCATGCGTCAGGGCCTCTCGAATGCGGAGAGCGGGGGGCGCTCGGCGGAGGTGGCGTCGTTGCCGCGCGGCGTGCTGACTTCGCTTGTCCGCGGGGAGGCATCGCCACGGGGAACCGCGCGGCCAGCCTGCGTGCGAATGCCCGCAACCGCCGTTTCGCGAAGGCGACGCTTCTGCTCAACGGTCGCGGCGTCATCACCCGGCATTGGGAAGTAGGTCTTGGCTTCCTCACGCGCCTCGTTTTCGCCAATGGCCGCGCCGGACTCCAGACGGAGCTTGGCGCGAGCCCATTCGGCGGCTGCGTTGAGGTAACGCTGTCCCTGCTCGGTGACGAGGAAGTTGCCGACAAACGGCGTTGCCTGGGCAATTCGATCACGGGTGTTCCCGGGGTCGTAGCCCTGACGAACCATGTCCTCCAGCATTGCCTCGGCGCCCCGCATACGCTCCATGTAGCCTGCCGCCTTGCGCTCAGCCTCGGTCGCGCCCTCAGGGCCGGACTCACGGCGTGCCTTGTCCTCGGCGGCGCGCGCGGCGCGGTCCGCGGCTTCCTGCTGGCGCTGCGCCGCAGCATCGGCGCGGCGTGCAGCGTCCTGCTGGAGGCGTGTCGTCTCCTCGTGGCGCCGCTCGGCCAGCGAACGATCCTCGCGGCGGGTCGAATAATCCCGCTCATCCCGCATGCGGCGCTCAATGGCCTCGGCCTGCGCGGTCAGCGTGTTGGCCGCCGCCGTCGCCTGGGGATTGCCCAGAGCCGCGAGGCGGAGCGCCTTGCTGCGGAGGTCGTCGGCCTGCGCCCGCATCCCGTCCATGTTCGGCGCCGCCGCCGCAGGGCGGGTGCCCTCAGCAGCCGGCGTCACCTCAGCCGGCTCGATCCGGCGCGCGGGCGCTTCGGCAGGCTGCGCTGAAACCTGCGACTGGCTAAAGGGCACCACCGGCTGCACGGGAGGCAGCAGCGCGTTCTGGCGGGCGCCGCTCGGGGCCACACGCACCGCCGGGGTGATGTCGGGCAGGTTCTCGCGGGTGATGGTGCCCATGGCCGGCATGGCGTCGGGCGAGGCCACGTCACGGAAGCGGCCCGTCCCCATGGCGCGGTCGATGTTCCGGGCCTCGGGGCTATCCGCCACGAGGTTGCCGCGCGCTAGGTTATAGGAAATTTCGTTAAGCCGGTCGGCGCTGTTGTCCCCAAGCAGAGCGTTGGGACGGCTTAGGCCGGCCAGCGGCACGCGGGCTGCCGGGCGCGGGGCCTGGGCCTGCCGCGGGTCGGGCGCCTGGGGAGGAGGCACGGGCAGCGGGGCCTCCGCCGTGACGGCCACCTCGGGGATATCAACGGCCGGCGCGGGCTGCGCGGGTGCCTGGCGGGCCGCATAGGAGGCCGTCAGCTCATCCGTCCCATCGGCCGCATAGCCGCCAAGGCCAGCCTCGGGCGCCGGGGCGTCGGCCCCGAGGACGGCGCGCGTGACGCTCTCCGGGACAACCCCATCGCCCGCCACGTCAGCCGCACCCTCGTAGCGCGAGGCAGCACCGCCCCCCGCCTCGGCACGGCGCTGGAAGTCGCCCGGCCGGCTGTAGAAGACATGCCCACCGATGCGCTGCCCCTGCCCTTCCGGCGCCCAGGAGGGCTGCGGGCGGCCAAGGCGGCGCTGAAGATCGGGGTTCAGGAAGTGCGTCGCCCCGCCGGTCGGATCGGGAATGCTGCCGTCCTGAAGGCCGGCCAGGGTCTGCTGCGCCCGCGCCACCTGCTCCGGCGTAAAGCGCGCCATGCGGGCACGGCCCTCGGCCGACCCATAGGGCTCGAACTGGTTCGGCGCGGTGACGACCCGATCAAGCGGCTGGCCGGTCAGGCGGGCACGGTTGACCATCACGGCCGCCGCGCCACGGAAGCCGTCCTCGGGCTGGCCGTCCGCCTCGGCCAGAAGAACACGGGCGGGCGTCTCGGCGGGCGAGAAGCCAGCATCCGCGCGCGGTCCCGTGGAGGCCGGCGTCACGCCCCCTCCCCCGCCGAGAATGCCCTGAATGGCGGTTTGGTTGGCCTCGGCCGCGCGCTCGGCCGGCGTCAGCGCCATGCGCGCCCGCATGCTGATCACGTCGTGCCCCGGATACTGCTCCGGCGCCCGACGCAGCAGGCCGCGCTCCTTCTGGTAGGCCACGAACGCCTGATAAGCCGCCGGGCGCGCTTCCTCGGGCATGCCGGCCAGGACGCGGGAGAACTGATTAACGCGGTCCTCTTCATCCTTGGTAACAGCCTGCGCCCGCTGCTCGCGCATACCCAGCGCGCCCTGCACCTGGGCGCCGCGCGTGGGATCGATCGCGAGCATCTGGTCAAGCGCCGCCTCCCGCCGCTGCCCGCCGGCCGCGATCTCGGGGGCCAGGGCCCGCACGTCATCCACCCGCTGCACATCCTGGCGGAGCGCGCGGTTTTGCAGGATGTCCCGATCCGCGCTCGCGAGATCGAACAGCTTGTTCGGGGCGAGGACGTTGCCGAAGCTGGCCATGGGCGCTCCTTCGTGTCGGCTAGTAGCGGAGGCCGGACGTGGGATAATTCCCCGTGTCCACCACGTTCTGATTGGCGAAGCCCTGCGCGGGGTAGCCGCCTGCGAAGCCGCCAGCGGGCGCGTTGTAGGTGTAGTTGGTGCCGTTCACGTCGCTCCCGCCGCCGAACAGGGCGTTGGTCTGGCTGCCATACATCGAGCCGCTGCCGCCGTTGGCGGCGTAGAGGTTCTTGATGAGCTGCTGGTAGTTCTGGCCTTCCTGGCCGAGGATCTGGGACTGAGCGGTAGCGGCATCGGTTTCGGTCTGGGCGATACCCTTCCCGGTGCTCTGGCTGGCGCTGGCCTGTCCACCGGCAGCCGTTAGGCCTTGCTGCGACATGCCGATGAGGCGGTTCCAATATTGCCCGAACTGCTGGTTCGCGAGATTGGTGCCGAGGGTCTGTTCCGCGCGCAGGGTAGCGCCGCTTCGCAGCAGGCCGCGCGCCGCAGCGCCTGTGTCCACGGCCCTCAAGCCTTCGGAGACACCGAACTGATAGCCGGGATCGGCCTGGAAATCTCCGAAGGCGGCAGTCTGCGCCTCCTTCCCGTTCAGCCCAGCCAGGCTGCCCGTCATCATCAGGGCGTTCTCGCCCTGCGTGCGCCATGGCGAGAGGTCTTCGCGAGCCTGGGCTTCCGCCTGCTGCTGGGCAGCAATAGCGGCGTCCTGGCCCTTCTTTACGGCCTTGGACTGCTGGCTGGACGAGTAGGCGGCGATGCCCGCTGAGGCGACGGCGGCTGCGGCGGCAAACGGCACTGGTCAGCCCTCCATTTGGATTTCGTGCGCTTCATGCACGAGGTGGTCGTCCTCAACTTCCTCGCCGTCAGCCGCGTCCACGGAGTGGATGCACATCAGGCCGACCGCCGGAGTGAGAGTGAGGAACTTGTGCAGGGTGAGCGCCGGAATCTGGATCAGCGCGGGCGCAGTGAAGTCACCCTTCAGCTCTCCATCACACCAAACCCGCACGCTGCCGCTTATCAGGGCGGTCATGTGAGAATGGCGGTGACTATGCTGCGGCAAGATCGTGCCAGCATCGGGCACCGTGTAAGCCTTCACGAAGCATCCGCCGTAGACGCTGACGGCTTCAACGATTGGCTGATTTTCGGCGCGCGTCAGCGTGATTTGTTGCGACATGATGGCCTCGCTAGAATCGATGTATGAACCATCCGAACCTGAACCTGTCAGGCATTTATGCGATTACGCATTTACCGAGCGGGCTCTACTACGTCGGATCATCCATCAAGATTGCAAAACGATGGCGCGAGCATCAGTGCGCCTTGCGCAAGGGGACGCACCACGCTCCTCGCTTGCAAAAAGCATGGATCAAAGACGGGCAAGAATCGTTCGCACTGTCCGTGCTGGAGTATGTCGCCGACCTCAACGCATTGATCTCGTGCGAACAAGCGTGGATTGACCGCCTTCGTCCTTGCGATCCCAAGAAGGGCTTCAACATGCTACCCTTCGCGGACAGCCCGAAGGGCCGAAAGCTATCGGCTGAGGCGCGCGCCAAGATGGCTGCGGCTAATCGAGGCCGTGTCGTTTCTGCGGAGACGCGCGAAAAGCTTCGTGCTGCAAACAAGGGCAGGAAGCGGTCGGCAGAGACACGAGCAAGAATGGCCGCGGCACAAAGCAAGATTCCTCGGTCAGCAGCTTCAATCGCAGGGATTCTGCGGTCCACAGAGGAGCGGAAGGGCCAGAAGCAAGACCCACGGACTGTGGCAAAACGCGCCGCCTCTAACCGAGGAAAGGTCAGGTCGGAGGAAGCGCGTCAGAAATTGGCCAAAAGGCGGAAGGGCTGTAAAGCTAGCGAAGAAACGCGAGCCAATCTGCGTTCTGCGTGGGAACGCAGGAAGATAAACCACCCCCCTATCTCGCACTCCGCCGACACCAAGCGGCGCATGAGCGAAGCGGCCAAAGGACGGAAGAAGAGTGAGGCTCATTGTGCCGCGTTGTCGGCAGCAGCACGCAGGAAGCCCCCGATGAAAGCGGAAACGCGCGCCAAAATAGGGCTGGCAACAAGAATGCGAGTAAGGGCTCCAGTGCCTGAAGAGAGCAAATCTCGAATGCGCGCAGCGCAACAAGCCAGATGGGCGAGAACTAAGGCCCAGGACAGTCAACCATCACTCTTCTGATCTGAGAGTAATGATGAGGTTGATTCTTTCTGTCTGCCCCCGGTTGTAAACCGCGTGCGTGCTCAAGTTGTCAAAGAGCGTTACAGACCCCGGAGGAAGCACGATCTGCTCATCTTCCGTCACGTTCAAGCAATCCGGGTTGCTATCCAGAATGCAATAAAATTTGCGATTGTAGAAATTGGCGCTCCACGCGGCGCCGTCGCTGTGCGGCTTCACAACGCCGCCTGGAGGGAGCCGCGAAATCAGACAACCACCCAGCTCAACGCCTCGGAACATGCCCATCAGAGTGAAGACGACGGGCTGAATTGACGGCAAGCGAAACCAAGCCGGATAAAAGACGCATCTACCCTCTTTAAGATAGGCGGCCGGCTCGGTGAGCGTTTCACGCGGAAAATAGCGAATCCAAATATCGGAAGTCCCAGCCATGACGCCATCGGCGGCAGATGTCCGGTCCTTGTGGGCGTCCCAAAGGTCAGGACTTGCGGCCAACTCTGCGTTGATGGCCGATGTGTCTAGCCCTTCATGGATCGTGCGGAAATACTTCATGGCTGGTCAGCCCGAATATGCCACCAAAACGCCCCGGCCGGCTCGACATTGGGAATGAAGAACAGCGCCCCGCCGTCCCCGGTCCCGTAGTCGTAGCCGATCTTCTCAAACAGGCCGGGATAGTCCTTCACCGGCAGGGAGCGGCCATCCGCCGGCAGGTAGCCCGGCACCGGCTTGTTGTGCGCCACCTGGAGCCAGGAGCCGTACTCGCTCACCGCCCGCAGGCCGCCCATCTGCCGCGTCGCGCTGTCGAAATACTTCGTCCAGGCCGGGGTCGGCGTGCCGTCGCTGCGGCTCAGCGGCTCCGTGACGGGGGGCTTCGGCGCGGGGCTGGTCATGTGCGCGTCGCTTCTCCGCTGGCCTTTTCGCGATCGTCAGCCCAGCGCGCACCGACCATGCCGAATTCATAGCCCATGAACGCTGCGGCCGAGGCCATCAGGGCAGCAGGCCAGGGGAGAATGGTCCAAACCATCGCTAGGATCAGCAGAAATGATCCGGCTGCGGCTGCGACCACCCAGCCCTTCGTAATCCCTTGGTTTGTCTTCGTGCTCATGCGTCACCCGTCAGAATCTCGGCGTCCGCGGCGTAGAAGGTGGCGATATCATCCACCCGCACCCGCATGACGCGCTGTCGGAAGGAGCCCAGACGCGTGGCGAACACCCGCCGCCCATGCTCGCCCGAACCGCCCGTGTAGAGAGTGCGTGCCGGCTTGAAGTCGTGGCCGCCGTTGTCGGACCAGTCGAGGGTCAGGTTGGGCGCGAAGGCCAGCGTGCCGGCGTCCATCTCGACCTCGAAGCGGCTCATGAAGGCCCGCTTCGTGTCAGCCCAGAGCGGCGGAAAGCACGCGATCCGGCGCAGGGTCACGCCCGCATCCGTCCGTGTCTCCGGGTCCAGCGCCCAAACCACCGAGGTGTTGCCGTCGCCGAAGATGGCCGTCCCGCCGAACTGCGCCGAGCAATCGGCCCGCCAGCGCCCGGCAGCGCCCGCCCCGCTCGCCCGGCGGTGCCAGAGCTTCGTGGAGGCGTCATAGACCCAGGTGCGCCCCTGCGAGCCGTCGGGGAGCGCAAACGAGAGGCTGTAGAAGGCGTGCCCCTCCTGCACGTAGGAGAGGGCTGTCGCGTTCCCGATCTGCCCGAAATCGCGTATCCACTCCTCGATCGCGTGGGTGCTGATCCGCCGGGCCGAGTAGCCGTCCGACTGGTAGATGATGCCGTTGGTGCCGAGCCACATGAGGCTGTTGTCGCACTCGGCCACCGTCGCGCCGGCCGCGCAGCCATAGGCAATGTCACCGCCAGACGCGCGGGCGAAGGGCGATGCGGCATCCCCCGTCGTGTCCCAGACCTCCACCGCGCTATCCCCGAACAGCCAAATGGCGCCGCGATGGGTGATCACCCGCTTGAGGACGTTGGGCCGGCTGTCGGCGGAGGCGAAGGAGAGTCCGTCATAGACATCGCCGTTCAGCAGGTCGGACCAGAAGAACTGGTCGCTGCCGGACGTGGCCCGGGTGAACACCCAGTAGCCATCCAGATAGGCGACGCTGGACGCCCCGTCCGGGAACTGAAGATCCACCTCGTGCAGCGTGTCATCGAGATTGTGGCTGGCGATGAAGGCCCGCGGCGGGGTGCAGACGATGACGGCGGTTGGGCCGACGGCGATGGTCGGGCGTCCTGCCGCGCCAACCGTGCCGATGGAAACCGCCCCGCCCTCGCTCGTGTAGCGGATGAACTGGTCCCCCGCGACGGCGTAGAGGCGGCCGGGCTGGGTGGCGTCGAGCGCCCGGATGCCGCCCGCCGTGAAGTCGAACAGCATGGTCAGGCCCGGCGTGGACTTTAGCAGAGCCGGGCTGCGCGAACCCTGCGGCAGCGGCTGGATGTAGAGGTTGACGAGATCCTGGGCGCTGGCCGGCAGGGTGTCCAGTTCGTAGGTCTGCGTCGGGATCTGGATGCGCGGCATTCAATCGCTTCCTTGCAATTCCATAGCAGGCGACATGAAATGCGGAACCAAATTCACCTCGTCAGCAAAGGCAGCGAGATATGGACGACGCATCTGAACTTCTGCTTCAGACCATCCGGGACAGCATCGCTTCTCATCTAGAGAAGGCCGCCGACGATCCCGAAGTGGCGCAGATGAGCGGCCCGGCAGCACTGCGGATGTTGGCCGCCGCACTACGCCAAGCGCATGAACTGGGCCTTCGAGCCTAGCCCTCCAGCGACGCCACCCGCGCCTTAAGTTGCTGGATTTCCTCTGCATAATCCGCAAGAAGCGCCCGCTGCCGCCGCGCCTGATCCCATACGACCGGCAGCAGTTCATCCGGCCGCAGCATCTCCTTGCCTTCCTCAGTCAGCACATAAGCGCCGCAGTCCATCCCGTAGGCGTCGGCCGCGGCCTTCACCTCGTGCGCGGCAAAGCCCCAATGCGTCCGGATGCCCTCGCGGACGATCACGCTGCCGTCCGGCGCCTGGGTCTGCCCGCCGACCTTCATGCGGTAGGTGATCGGCTGAACGGCGTCGATGAAGGCCCCGGAGTCCGGAAGAGGCGCGATGTCGAGCTTGTCGGCCACGCCCGAGGTCTGCGACAGGCCATTCGCCGCGAAGATGCCGGAGAAGCGGAGCGCGCCCGTGCCGAGCAGGTAGGCGTTGTCCACCGTCGGCACCAGCGGGCTGGCAACCTGCTGAGCGGAGAAGGTGGTCAGCACGCCACCGTTGACGTTGCCGCTCTGGAAGCAGGTCCCGGCCACGGAGGGGTCGATGGACACGCCGTAATGGCAGTAGTTGTTGGCGCTGACCTCCCAACCATTGCCGCCGCCACCCAGGGTGTTCCCGGCGACGTAGACCGCATGGGACTGGTTCCCGACCCACACGCCCGAGGCCATGGTGAGGTCGCCGCCCGCCGGGGTGACGCCGCGCGCGTTGTAGGCGCTGATCGTGTTGCCCGAGACGACGGCGCCGCGCACCGCGTGGAGGCGGATCGGGGCACCGACATGGGCGAAGAAGGTGTTGCCGGTGACGGTCAGGGAGCAGACGTTCGGGTAAATCGCGGCCCCGACCGTCGGAGGCGTGGCGTAGATGCCGTGGATCGTCCCGTACTCGCCGTTGAAGGTGCAGTTCGAGATGCTGACACCGAGGGTGAACAACCCCGGCGCGTTTGCCGCGAACTGGACATGCGTGCCGCCCTGCGCCGGCATCCCCACGTCATCGAAGAAGCAGTTTGAGATCTGCACGTCCGCGATGAAGGCGCGGGGGCCACGGGGCTCGATGTGGACGAGGTTGGCCGCGTTGCGCCCGATATAGGTGTTGGTGATCACCAACCCTTCGCAGGCATGCACGTCGATCCCGACCAGCCGGCCGATGTTGGTGTCCACCTCCGCCGTGACGCTGTTGCCGCCGCCGTCGGTCCAGGCGAAGTTCGCCTTCGGCCCCAGCCGCCCGGAGAAATAGCAGCAGTCGATCATCGCCAGTTCGCTGCGCCGGGTCGTGCCCGTATACGCAACGTCGGCCATGCCCTCCTGCTGGGTGGCATCGGCGTCGTTCCAGAGGCCGAAGGTCCACACGTCGCGGAGGCGGCTGTGATAGGTGCCGTCCACCACGATCCCATAGGGCATGCGGAAGGCCCGGAGCCGCTCGACCGTGACCTCTTGGCAGTTGATGAAGCGGATATGCGCCGAGCCGTCCGTCAGGAGATGGGGCAGCGGCCCCACGGGGATGGAGAAGTTGTCAGGCGCGTGCCAGAGCCAGAGGTCGGTGATGGTGGAGCAGCCACCCTCCTGGCGGATCGTGTCGCCATAGGCGCCGTCGCGCACCAGCCGCGTGTGGGACTGGCTCTGCCCGCGCAGGATCACGCCGTCCTTCATGACGATGGTGCTGGCGACGTACCAGTCGCCGGCCCTGATCCGCACCTCACCGCCGCCACGCTCAACGGCCAGGTCGATGGCCGCCTGGATGGCCGGCGCCTTGTCCTGCATGCCCGGCGTGATGAAGTTGTGCGCCCAGACCGTGAAGGAGATGTGGTCGGCGGCCTTGGTGAAGGCGCCTGTCAGCTCCTCGGAGGTGAGAACTTCGTCGGGCTGGAATGTCGGCAGCGGCATGTGTCAGCCCTCCGTGGCGCGAGAAGTTGAGTGGGTGGCGATGGATGCGATGTTGTTTGCTGTGTGTGGCGCGTTAGAATCAGCGGGCTGCGGGAGGTGACACCGATCCGCCCTCACTACGGTGAGGCCCGCAGCGCCAATCGAACGTCCCTAGACGGAGAGCCACGCCATGAGCGGCACCAAGAAGCACTACATCCTTCAGCTTTCGCCTTGGGCGCAGCGGGATTTTTGCGACCTCGTCGCGAGCCATCTGCCCAGCGACTGGAAGGTGAAGTTCATGGAACTAGACCACGGAGCGTCACTGGGTGTTGGAATAATCCTACCCAGCGGCCACCGTCATGCCGTGGTTATCAATAGCGTTATTGAACTCGCAGCCGATCCAGAGCGGGCTGCTTTGAATTTTGCTGCGCCGCTTCGCGTCTGGGGCGAGGTTAAGCTTGAGTGCCTCGCGGCTATGGGAGACGCTTGCTCAGCGGCTCCAATTTCGTGCTAGAATCTGCGGGCTGCGGCGGTAGCGCGCAGGACGGGCGGTGTGCTGCTTGCCCCTGCAATCCGCGAGGAACAACGCACACGTCCTGGCCGCCTCGCGAATGCGGCCCGCAGCACTTACCCTATGTAGGCAAATTCTTGAGCGTCGATCGGCACACCGCCCACGATCTTCGCCGGCAGCACATCCGGCCCATCCAGCACCGACTGATCTAACGTGAACAGCCCCGGCTCCAGCACGTCGCCCGGCCCATTCATCACCTCCAGCACGCCGACCGACAGGGCCGAACTGCGCGACAGGATGGCGATGCCGTAGCGCCCGCAGAGGCCGACGCTGGACCGCCCCGAGAGCCGCAGCCGGGCGCTGCCGTCGGTCGCGGTCGAGCCCTTGTAGAGCCGCAGGTCGCGCAGCCTCGGCAGCCCGCCCCAGCCGCAGCGGCAGTCGATGTTCGCCCGCTCCGGCCAGATGGCGAGGCGCATGGAGTGGGAGACGTTCTCGGCGCCGGCCGCGTCCTCGCTCAGCAGCGTGACCTTGAGGCGGAGGTCTTCGCCCTGAAGGATGCGGAAGTCGCGGCGGGGGATGCGGGCGGGGTTGCGGTGGCCGAGGGCCATGGAGAGGGTGTGGGTGGGCATGGCTAGAAATACTCCGCCCGAACCCGTTCCCCGCTCGACGGCAGGGCGATGACACGGGCCAGCATCCTCTCCGCCTCGACCACATCCAGCGGGTTCGGCTGAACGCCAGCCTCAGGCGCCATGCGGTAGGCGGCGAGGAGGACGTACACGTGATCCACGGTGTCCGGCCGATCCACCATGCTCCACCGCACCTTGCCGCGTGCGTCGAGGTCGGCATGCACGCCCCAAAGGTGTTCCTCGGCAATGGCCTGACCCAGCGGCCCGGCGAGCACCTGGCGCCGGATCTGCACCATCGCGTCGGCCTTGGCGGCGGGGTCCGGCGCCTTGCCGAAGTCACCCGCGATGGCCTGCACCGCGAGCGTCTGAAGCTGTTCCGCAACGCCCGCCGGGATGGCAGTGAGCCCCCAGGACGCGAACCCGGCGGCCTGCAACTCGGCATAGGCGCTCTTGACCGCATCGACGGCCCGCTCCTCAGCGCCGCGGATCACCGCCGCCTGCCGGATGCGCGCCTCGGCCGCGTCGGCGGTCGCTGCATCCAGGGGCTGCCCGAAGGTCGGGGCGATGCGCGCCATGGACAGCAGCACCACGTCATCGAACACGGTGTCCGGGATGAAGTTGTCCAGCCACCACGCGAGCCCGCGCGCGGTGAGGGAGGCGTTGACGGCCGACACATGGCGTTCGGCGATGGCCTGCCCGTTCTCCCCGGACATGGCGAGGGTGCGTACTTCCTTCCGCGCCCACTCGAAGCCCGCGACGTCCACCGGCCGGCCGAAGCTGGAGGCCACCATGAAGGTGGCCATCACCGCGTACAGCTCGGCCATGTAGCGCGGGATCGTCGTCTCGCTGAACGGCACCAGCCCATCCGCCTGCATCTGGGCGTGGATGGCCTGGACTTGCTTCCCGGCAAGGTCGCGGTCGTCGGCCGTGGGCTCCTCATCGGAGGCGATCACCCCCAGCCGCACCAGCACCCGGTCCGCGATCTCCGTGATCGAGACGGGTCCCGCGTCGATGCTCGTGACCGGGGAGAGGTTGATGCCGAAGCGTTGCAGCACGGCCTTCGCGGCATCGGCGCGGGACTTGGTAAGGCCCGTGCCCTGCCGCTCGCTCCCGGCGACCGGGATGCCGAAGCTACGCAGCGCGCGGGCGGCCACCGTCTCCACGGACACGACAGGCAGCGTTGCGCCACGGTCGGCGCCACCCACTAGGGTGATGCCAAGGCGGCGGAGGAGGCGGACTGCGAGGTCGGAGACGGATGCGGTCATGCAGGACGCCTCCTAGCGCGGGGAGTTGATTGGATGGGGACGCGGGGCGCGGTAGAATCGCGCATGACCGAAGATCAGAAAGCGGATGCAGACGCGGCAAAGCAGGCTTTCTGCCGAGGCTTTGCTGCCGGCGCGCGGAAAGAGCACGCCTTAGCTGCCGACTGCGTTCAAAAACGACTAGCAAAGATGCCGGAGGCAGAACGGGCTGACATGCTAGATGCCCTCTTCGCGTTAGGGCTGGACGATTTGGCCGACCCTGATAGCGGCCCCGTTTCATGGGACGAGGATGCTGTCGAGGCTTATGAACAGGCCCTAGCGGCAGCAGGGACGGCCGTAACCGCCCCCGCTCCGTAGTTCAGCCCTTCGGCTTCGGACCGGGCTTGGCGCGCGTCTTCTCCGGCTCGGGGCTCGGCGTCATGACCGTGCCACCCTCGCCGTCGGCAGCCTGCGCGGCGGCGCGGGCCTCCTCGTCATCGACCTGCACCAGACGCTCCGCCGGCTTGCCCGTCGGGGTGTCCTGCTCATCGGCATTCACGTCGTCCGGCTGGCGCTCGCCGGTTACGGTGGTGCCGTCGGCGCTGTAGCCGTCAGCCACGATGCCACGGGCCTCCAGGGCACGCTTCGCGGCCGTGTTGTCCTCCAGCGAGCCAGCCAGGGCGCCACGGGCGGCAGCGCGGGCCTCGCCCGTCAGGCGGACCTGGGCGCCGTGCTCGGGCTTGTCGGGGGAGGAGACGGTGATCTTGTCGTCGTCAGGCATAGGTTTCGCCCTCCTGGGCATCGGGCGGCTCTGCGGCCGTCATGGGTTGCGTGAGGTACGATGCCTTGGGTGGACGGCCAGGCCCCCGGCGAACCGGCGGCGGGGTGTCGTTGACCACCTCATCAGGCGCCGTGACCGAGGCGGGCTCAGTCACCACGAAGAAGCGGTTCTTCCGAAAGAGAACCAGCGCATCCGGATCTGACACGGGGGTTGGAACATGACGGATGAACCGATGCCCCATCCACTCCATGCGATCCGGCGTCGATTGCGGGTCCATGAGGTTGCCCACATAGGTCACTGACGAAGCCCCGGTGAAATCCACCGCGACCTCCTCAATGATCTCATTAAAGCGAACATCCATGGCCGCAGGCGACAGCACCTCCAGAGGCAGCGTGGGCATCTGGACCAGCCAATAGCCAACGGGGGGCGGGTCCTTCGCGACAACCTGGGCAAACGCCAGAGGAACGTCAGTCGGGTTGCCCGTCCACTCATAGGCTTCAGCAGTCAGAGGCTGCGTCCGGAAGCGAGGCATTGGCTCTCCATTGGAAGTGGCCATCAAGCGGTTGCCTGATGGCCGTTACGGTTAGCTGTCGGCGGTCGCGCTCGCGAATACGGAGAACACGCCTGCGTCCACCAGATCGCTTTGGTCGTCGCTCGGGTTCTTGCCGAAGCGCAGCTTGCCGATGCCGCGCATCTCCTGAACGGCCACGCCGCGGGAGAACTGGTAGTCCTTCGTCTGCTCCCGGACTTCCAGCTTCTGCGCCCAGCCCACGCCGATGGCCTGCGCGCCGCAGAGGGCGGTCGCCGCCACGTCGATGCCGGCAGCACCCGCCGCGGCGATCACCGGCATTTCTGGGATTTCCTTCACAATGATCCCGTCCCAGATGAGATCGCCGTCCGTGAACAATGGGTTATCTTTCCCACGTTCCATGGCGAGCTTGTATGCCTCCTGGACGGCCGGGTCCGACTTGAAGTCACGGAAGTGCGCGGACGGCATGAAGGCGACGAACCACTCGCCGTTCTTGTTCACCTGCACCGGGCGGATCGCCGGATGCGTGGTGCGAGCCAGGCGCTTGGCCTTGGAGAGCAGCGCGCCCGACATCGAATCCGCAGCGGCGTCGATGTTGGCGAGGGAGGTCGCCATGACGTTGCCGGCGTTGTTCGAGCGGTTGATGCCGAACAGCACGCGGTCGGCGTTGTCGGCCAGCCACTCGTTGCGCTGGGTCGCCGTAGCCGAGGCGAAGGGCACGCCGTTCATGGAGGTGAAGGCGGTCGTGATGTCCGTCCGCATCTTCTCCATCGACCAGTTCTTCAGGGCCGGACGCGCGGCCTTGAGGATGTCGTGGAAGGACTTCTGCCGGTCCCACTCCGACGCCGCGACCGCGTGACGAATCACGCCGATCTTCAGCGACATGGAGCGCATGTCGAGGAGTTCCTCGTTGCCCTCCAGGATCTGGTTGCCGGTGACGCCGGCACCGACCAGCTTGCGGACGGTCGCGAAGGTGATGGTGTCGCCGGGCTTGCGGGACAGATCCTCGTTGACGTGGATCAGGCCGTTCATGCCGTTGTCGCCGCCGCGCATGAAGGCAGCGAACTGGTTCTCGCGCACGTACTCCGCCCAGAGTTCGGCCTCGAACTGCTCGGGGGTGAGATTCGGACGGCTACTGGTGATATTCATGTCCGCCATCGGACTATCTTCCTATTCTCGGGTTGCGTTGAGGTGGCTTGCTCAGCGCCCGAGAGGCCCGGCGGCGGCGTTGGTCCCATGACGCAGGAACCGGAGCGATGCGCCCGAATGCCTTGCGGCGACCCGGCGGCGGTCATGGCGGCGCGCTCTCACAGCGGAGTGCGCGGGCCGCAATCTCGTTGTGTCGAGGCTGGCGCGCGTTAGAATCGCGCATGACCCAAACCGTCTTTCTCGTCATCGCCTCAAAGGGCAGCTACGACGACGCCGAAGTGTGGACTGTCGGCATCTTCACGGATCAAGCCGAGGCTGAGCGAATTGCCGTCCGCGGCAACCGCGAAGCCAAGTTCCAGCAGAAGGAACTTGATGAGTGGGGAGCCAAGCACCACGAGATGAGCGTGGTGCGACACCCTGGCGGCGGCCTCTTTCACGTCTGGTCGCCCGGGCCTGCTTTAGCGAAGATCGACACGTCGGAGGCTGAGCGTGAGTGGCGAGAGGCGTTCGAAAAGGCCCACGGTCCACGCCCACCTGAGCCGGAAGCAGACGCCTACACAGTGCAGGAAGTGCCGCTGAACCAAGCCGGGCGATTTAACAGGCCGTCGGTTCCCGATGATGACGACTGACTACGGAAACAGCTGATCCACGCTCAGCGGCCCCGTGAAAGCCGGCGCACTCCGCGGCGCACTCCCGCGAGCCGAGCCCAGCGACGGCGTGGTGATGCCGGCGGCGGGGTTGATCTGCGGCGGGGGTGGTGCGGGCGGGGGCGCCTTGGCGGCGTATTCCGCTTCCCACTTCGCGCGGGCCTCGGACTCGATCTTCGCGCGGTAGGCGTCGGGGTCGGGGCCGATCTGCTCCAGCATCTCAATCCGCTTGGCCTCGCGGTACATACGCTCCCACGGGTGGGGGTCGTTCATTACCTCGGCATGGATCGCCGGGTTCATCTCGACCGCGCGCTTGAAGATGGCGAACTTCTCGTCCATGTCCGGATGCTCTTTGCGAGCGACCATCTCGGAGAAGTGCAGCCGCTCGTTTATGATCTGCCTCTGCATCGCATAGGCATAACCCTGCGGGTCCTCGGCTGGGTTCGGAGGGGGCGGAAGCACCTGCGGCGCTTGCGACTGCTGCGCGACCGGCGCCGGCTGCGGAGGCTGAGCGGCCTGCTTCTTGAACGCTTCGAACTCGGCCCGAATGCGCTCCAGCTCAGCCTCTTTTGCCTTCCGCTGCTCCTCCTCGCGCGCCCATTTCTCTTTCCAGTCCCGGCGCGTCGCTTCAAGCGCAGAGCGAGGCACCATCGCCCCCTCCGTGGGTTGCGGCGGCGCTTCAGGTTCGCTCTCAGCGACTGAGGTCGGTTCCTCGGCCACCGGCACCGCCTCAGCGGCGACAGGCTCTGGCTCAGACGGCGATTCCGGAACCTGTTCGGCGGGCTTACCGCCGGTCAAAAACTGCTCAAGCTCTTCGTTCATGTTTTCCTCGTGCGCCCTTCAGACCCGGCGGCGGTCGTGCGCCCTTTAAGCCCGGCGGCGGCTATGGGAGACGCTTGCTCAGCGGCTCCAATTTCGTGCTATTTTTCCGCCATGACCCAAGCTGCCTATGATCCCACCCACGGCATCCGCGACGACGCGCTTGCCCACCTCACGCCCAAGGACAAAGCCTTGGTGTTGCGGCTGCTAGCGCGTGTGTCGGAGCAGTCCTACCGGCGGGGCGCGCAGCAGGGCGCCACTATCAAGGACATCCGCCCCGGCTCACTGCCGACGGACCTAGGCGCATGGCGCTATGGGCAAAGCCTCGACAAGGCGCCCGGTGTGGACGGCTTCAACTGCGAGGGCGCGGAGTGGCGCTTGCAGGCCGAATGCGGCAGCGCCCTGGACCGGGTGGGACTGCGTACGTTGACGCCCGCCACCTACTGAATGGCGGCAGGCTCGCACTCGTCCAGCATAAGCACACCCCAGGCATCACCCATACCAAAGACCACCGAAACCGCCTCGGCGTAGTCGTCAGTCTCGTCGCGGTCCTCATCGAACATCTTGACGATGGGGAGGCTGGAGCCGTCGCGCATGTGGATCACTCGGTCCACAAGGTTGACGGCTTCGATATCCACGAACCTCTCCACCCTAGCCCCCTAGCGGCGGAAACCCGCCCAACGTCTCCGGATAGCCCTGCTCCACGGGCATCACCGCCCCATCACCCATCGTCGGCCCCACCGGCACCAGCGGGTCATGCAGCGCGTCGCGATGGATCGTCGCCACCTTCTGCACCGCACCGACCTGCTTCTCGGCCGCCGTGGCAGAGGCGAGGTCGGCCTGGGCGTTGGTCTTGCGGATGTTGGCCTGGGCCAAGGCTTGCGCTTCGGGCGGCGGCTGCGCGGGAGGCTGGGCGGCCAGCTTCTCCACCTCGCCCAGGATTTCCGTCAGCTTGTCCTTGTTCCGCAGGTTCGAGGCCGTCACCAGCATGGAGAACAGCTTCATCTGCGCGGGCGGCGGCATCGCGGGGAGCATGCCCGGCACCATCTGGGAGAGCATCTGGAACTCTTCGGCCGCCAACGTCGGCACGTCCGGCCCGCTCTCGATGGTGATGTCCACCTCAAGGTCGGACACGTTGTTCTCGACGCGGATGACCTGCTGGAGCCGAGGATCACCGGGCTGGATGCCGAGGCGCTGCATCTGGAAGGCGCGGACCTCCGGCGGTAGCGCCATCAGATCGTCGCCAAGCGTCACCTGCCGGTTCAGCCCGAGGAACTTCACCCCGCCGTCATCGTCGGTGACGCGGACCCAACGCTCGGCCGTCCAGAACTGGCGGATCCGCATCCAGACCGCCTCATGAATGCGGCGGGTCCAACTGCGGAGGGCGTCGGCCAGTGGCTCAATCTCGGCCTGGCCCCCGGCCTGCTGGGCGATGATGGCGCGGCCGGAGAGGTCGCGGCTGTCCTTCCCTGCAAGGCTGGCATTGGCGCCCTGGGCCTGCATCTCGGCCGTGGCGTGCTGGAGAAGCTGGAACTGCCCGGAGGCGAGGTCGCCGCCCGGCATGATCTCGAACCGCATCCCCGGCGTGACTTCGATATAGCCGTCTGGCTTAGCCACCTCGGCGCGGGCTGCATCAGGGTCAGCAACCGCGCCCTGCTCGGAGATCACTCGGTTGACGGAGAGGAGGTGGAGCGCCTTGGATCGACGTTTGTTAATTTCGTCTTGCAAACTAATGAAGTCGCGGACCATGCCGTAGCGCATGTTGTCCTTCTGGGCGACGTAGGCCGACTGAAGGATCAGGCGCGGGCAGGACTTGCCGTCGCGGTCCAGATAGGGGCTCTGGATCGGCGGGGTCATGAAGCCGGCCTTCGTGAAGGTCGCCTCCCACCACTCGCCACGGCTGCGCCAGAAGATTTGCACCACCCGCACGCGCGTCCGGCGGTTGTCGCACCAGAGGGTGCCGGGACGGTCCTGATAGGTCCCGTAAGCCTGGCCCTCGGTCGCGAACGTGCCGTCTACGGCATCGCCTGCGTCCGGGAACATCTCCAAGGCTTCGTCCCGGTCCATCCACAAGACCGAGCCGAGATACCACGCGTCCTTGAAGTCGCCACGGCGGCTGTGCGGGTCGTAGAACAGGCGATCCCAGGGGATTTCCTTGATCCGGACCTCAACGTCCATGCCCTTGCCGGGTTCAACGATGACCTCAGCGCCTCCGAAGCCCTCGACCAGCATGGACTCATAGACGGCGCTGCGAACCTCATCGAACTCGGTCGCGTCCGAGACGTAGCGTAGGGCCTGGGTGGCCGCGTCGGCGCGCTGGTCCTCGTTCGGGGTGCGGGGAAGGGCCTTGGGATCGGTGCGCGAGCGGCGCTCCAGACCCCGCATGAGGTCGATCTTGCGCTTTGTGTAGTTGATGATCGTGGGCGGCTGACCGCGCTTGCGAAGCGCCTCCATTTCCTCTGCCGTGAGTTGCGCCCCATCGTAATAGGCGCGATCCCGCTCCGACAGCCGGCGCGCCTCGGTCGTGGCGTCCTCCGCGTTCTCAAACCAGCGCACGAGCTGGGTGAGAAGATCCCCCTCCTCCCCCGGATAGGGGATCGGCGCCGGGGGCTGCGGCATGGAAGGCGCGCCCGTCTGGTCGATGACCTGGGGGAGAAGCGCGTTCGGCGTGAGGAGACTGTCGGAAATGGCGGCCTCCTGTGTAGAATGGGGGCGAACGGAGGCTGAGATGAGCGACGACCAAGCGACCAAGACGATGACGCCATCTGAATTTGCTGCGGCGATGCGCGAGGTGGCCAAGGGAGGCGACTACAACGGCGGAGATATCGAGGCGGCGCACCAGGAGGCAGACAAGCTTCTCTGCGCGATGCTCCGGAACCTCGGCTATGGAGAAGGTGTGGATGCCTTCGAGAACATGGACCGGTGGTATTCCTGAGATGACCGGCTGGCAGCCAATCGAAACCGTGCCGTGTGAGGGCAACCAGCCGGTGCTTGTTTTCTGCCCCAAAGCGCATCGGGGCGGCGATTCATGCGAGGTCGTGGTGGTCTACCGCAACGACGAAGGCGGCTTTGACTACTGGACCAATGGCGGCGCTAACGCTGGGGAGGACTTCCACTTCAGTGAGGACGAAGAGCCCACCCACTGGATGCACCTTCCGCCCGCCCCCGACCCTGAGAAGATAGCCGAGCAAGCCCGGGAAGCCGCGCTCCCGCCCCATCTGCGAAAGACGGCGGTGACCGTCATCGCCCCGTCCGGCGAGGTGCTAGGCGTGGCCCACGTTGACCCGCCTGAGCCGTTCAAGCCGCGGACGGAGGGGCTGCTGCACCCTCATGTGGACGAGCTGTTCGGGCGAGACTAGCCGCGTCCCACTCGCGGAACATGCGCACCATGCGGCCTGTGTCTATGAACGTCGGGGCTCTCGAACCCGGCCCGTAGATGCAGACTGCATGGCGGCGCTTGGTCTCGCCGGGGAACATCACGCCCACACCGCCCATCCAGCCCCAGTCGCGGACGGCACCATGAACCTTAGCTTCGGGGAAAGCGGCCTGGACCGCCGCAACGTAGGGAGCGAGGTCGGCCATGGTCCACTGTTGGTTATGAAGAGTGATGATCTGAGGACGCCACACGCTCACCGGCATAAGGCTGTCCGCACGAACCAGCGCCGGAGCCGCGATCCCCAATTATCCCTTTGACAAAGGACGGACGGGTCAACTAAATTCCCACTTATGGCGACCGACCTTTCCGATCCGATCTTCCACGATGAGGCAGCGGCCCGCGCGCACCTTGAGGCGCAGCGTTGGCCGAACGGCCCGGTGTGCCCGCATTGCGGCGTGATCGGCGAGGCGACGCGGCTTGCTGGCGAAAAGCACCGCCCCGGCCTGCTGGAATGCCGTGCCTGCCGTCGCCAGTTTTCGGTGACGGTTGGAACGGTCTTTGAACGCTCGCATGTGCCCCTGCATAAGTGGGTGCTGGCGGTTCAGCTTCTCACGTCCAGCAAGAAGGGTATGTCCTCGCACCAGCTCTCCCGCATGCTGGATGTGACCTACAAAACCGCTTGGTTTATGTCACACCGCATTCGCGAGGCGATGACTGATAACAACCCCGGCCCGATTGGCGGCGAGGGCAAGATCGTTGAGGCCGACGAGACGTATTACGGCAAGACGGCGGTTCCGACCGACCTGACCACTTGGGGCACCAAGCCCAAGCGCCGCAACGCTGGTCCCCGTGGCAAGCGTCCTATCGTCGCTCTGGTTGAGCGTGGGGGCGAGGTGCGTGCCACCCATATGAAGAAGGTTACTGCCAACAACGTCCGCGACATGCTGGTCCGCAACGCTGACCGCAAGAGCCGTCTCCACACCGACGAGAGCCGACTTTACCCGGAAGTCGGTAAGGAGTTCGCCACCCACGAGACGGTGCGCCACTCGGCCAAGGAGTATGCGGTGGGCGACGTGAACACGAACTCCATCGAAGGCTTCTTCGGCGTGTTCAAGCGCGGCATGAAGGGCATCTATCAGCACTGCGGCGAGCAGCACATGCAGCGATACCTCAACGAGTTCGCATTCCGCCACAACAACCGCGCCAAGCTCGGCATCGACGACGCCATGCGCGCGGCCATCGCCCTGCGCGGCATCGGCGGCAAGCGCCTCACCTATCGGCGGATTGGTGCGAACTAAGGTTCCACACCAGTTGCTCCGCCGTTACTTAGCGTGGCGAAACAGACTAGACGGCCAAAGAGAAAACGGATCACCATCCGAGTGCGACCCGAACGAGTCTCTAGACTTGCCCTCTAGGGACCTGAACGGCGTCGCGTAACCTTGTGCCCGAAACCTCACGTGCGTAATCCGGGCTCCGCAGGTCCGTAGGGGCTAGGGACGGCACACAAGGCCACTGTTCGTGGTGCGCACTGCGGATGGTGGGCCGATCAACCCGATAACGGCGGCGCAAACCGTTGCTCGGGGGCCACTACCACAACCCTCAAGGGTTGCGGCCGGCTGCGACCCGGAGGATCGGCCCATGCGGCCAGCCCTAAAGGTCGTTGTCACAGTCAAGGTTGACCTAGCCCGGGTTCTTCTTGCGCTCGCGGTCTTGGTTCAACTTCTTCTGTGATGAGGGAGCGGCGGGTTCCGGCCCGCCGCTTTCCTTCTCCTGCCGCTTTTTCGGCGTCGTCAACATGCGGCGCAGCACGGCGTCGCGCTGTTCTGCATCTTCACTGGGACGATTGTTATCCGACATGACAATGCGTGACCCCGGCCTAATCCAACAAACACACCATAGCATAACAGACGCACAGTTCGCGGATATTGGGCGCGTCGTAGTGCTTACTGCGGCATGTGAAAGCTTGATGGTGGAGGTTGTTCGGCACGCCCTTTCGATTCCCCTGGCACTAGCAGACGACATGCTGGGGACCACAAAAGCCGAAGCGCGGTCCACCGTTTTTATAGGTATTATTCGGCACGCGGCAAAAGACCAAGAGGTTATAGAACTAGCCGAAGATTGCATCGAGGCAATGGCGTCATTAGGCGGCGAACGGAACACATTGGTTCACGGATTGTGCAGGCTGGTTGAACCAGTTCCTCGCAAGGGCTTCGCTGTTGCGTTTCGCCGCAGCAAGAATCCCCGCAAAATCACCTTTGCGCACACAATCAGCGACACTATTTCGCGTCTCGAAGCCGTATCCAGTGCATTGGTGTGGCTGCAATGGTTCCTGACTGATTTTGTCCCACCCTCACAGTTTCCATGGCGCGATAGAGTTCAGCGCAGACGTCGTATGGGGTTAGGCCAGCCGGGAACGAATCCCAAATCTCGTCAGGGAGCAGAGCAACGGCAACCTCCAACATCTCATCCGAAGCCTCATTCCCCTTAGGGCCGGGCTCACCATCCAGCATAACGATATTCCCTCCTCAAAAGGGAACATACGCTCACCGCGCGCTGGATCAATGTCCTACGATTCTGCCTTTGTCAAAGGGATAATTGGGCCGCGATCAGCCCCGCAAACGCGCCAATGAACCCGCGACGGTTCATCCAGCCCCCACCCCATCGAAATACGCCCGCAGCGCCACGATCGCGATATGCGGGCTGCCTTTGACCAGCGGCGCCGTCCGGCGATGCCCGTCCAGCGTGACGCTCACCGTGGCCGCGTAGCCCATGTTCTACGTCGAAACGGCGACCGTCGCATCCGGGAACGCGCCCTGAATGACCCGCTCGGCGCTCGTCAGGTCGTTAAGGGTCCAGTCGGGCATCAGACGGTCTTCCAACTCGAATTTCCGCTGTCGCGACGGCGGTTGAAGGCGTTGGCCCACGTGTCCACAGGCGCCTCAGCACCCTTCACCCGGGCGGCCGGGGCCATCTTGTCGAGCAACTGGCCGATGAGTCCCAGAGCGTCCACTTGGTCGTCGTGCTTGCCGGCGGGAAAGGAGAGCAGTTCCGCCTCAAGATCCGCCAGCCAGGGTGCATCCTCCGGTACCCACAGCCCGTCCACAGCCATCCGGCCGATGATGCTGGCCGCGCGCACCGCCTTGTCGCCGCCGCGGGTCGGGAACACCTCGCGCGCCACATGGGCACCCAAGGCCCGCATGCGCTGGTTGATGAACGGCCCGAGGGCGCTGCGGATCTGGCCGGTTTCCTCGGCCCACCGGAGCGGCTTCCACTGTTTCACGAGGGCGCAGAAGGCGTCCACAGTGAGGTCCGACGTGGCCTGCTGGCGCCAGAGGGCCGGCAGCCAGAGCCGGTTTTCCGCATCCAGGCCCGCGACCGCATGCACCGTGAAGTCGCCACCGTCAGCGGTCAGGGCGTAGTCGCTGGCGCCGTAGACCCGGAGGTTGGCCGGCACCTTGCCGCGCTTGATCCACTCCTTGCGGAACAGGGTGCCCTCATCGGGCGCCGGGCGCTGCTGGTAGAGGGCCGTGAAGTCCCGCGTGCCGACCGCGCCACGGATGCGCTCAAGGACCGGCAGCGGGTAGGCTTCGGGCCAGAGGGCGGTGCCCGCGTCGCTGATGGCCGGCAATTCCAGCACGTCCCACTGGTCGCCACCCGCCGCCTGCTGCGCCAGGAGCCGCCCGGCGAGGTCGTCCTCATGCCAGCGTGTCTGAGTCACCACCACCCGACCGCCGGGCATTAACCGCGTGTAGGCCGTGGAGGTGTACCAATTCCAGGCCCGGTCGCGCATCGTGGCGCTCTCGGCCTCGGCCCGATCCTTCACCGGGTCATCAATGCTGAGGATGTCGGCGCCGCGGCCAGTGACCGCCGTTCCAACACCCGCCGCGACGTAGCTTCCCCCGTGGTTGGTGTTCCAGCGGTCCTGCGCCCGGCTGTCCTGCGCGAGGGACACACCAGGGAAGAGGACGGAAAACTCGGGGGAGGCGATGATATTGCGGACGGATCGGCCGAAGTCCCCCGCTAGGTCGCTGTTGTAGCTCGCGCTGATGAACTGGGAAGCCGGGTTGCGGCCCATGAACCAGGCCGGGAACCGCTTGGACGCCAGCTCAGACTTTCCGTGCCTCGGCGGCATGAAGATCATGAGGCGTGAAATCTCGCCCCGCTCCACCGCCTCCAGCTTCGCCGCGATCTTTTCGTGCAGATGGGCGACCTGATAGCGGGGGAGCGTGTAGGACGTGAAGCCGAGCAGGCTAGTGCAGGCCGCCCTCCGCCTCGTCAATTCCAAGCGCGCTGCCAGCAAGGGCGAGAGCTTCAAGCTCCTCGGTGCTCCAGTCGGTGAGGTCGCGCTTGTTGTTGACATCGACATCCACCGTCTGTGCCGGCTTTCCGTATCCCCTGTTCAGCAGCTCGTTGGCCCCTGCCAGCCGGCTCGGCCAAGGCACGTCCGATTCCACCGGGATATCGGTGACGGGCGCGCCCTCCTCAGGCACTTTCCCGCCCCAGATCGCCATCCGATAGAGGTGCAACGCCTCGGGCGAATACTTCTGGAAGGTGTCGCGAATGGTGCCAAGGCCCTTAGCGCGGCCACCGGGGTTGCCGGACTGCCCGGGCTTGAAGGAGCCCTTGTTGCGGGTTCTGTTCATCCCTCCGCCCTCACCTGCTCGCGCGGCACCATCACCTTCCGCTGGGCGCCGAACACCTCGGTCAGCACCTCCACGAAAGCCTTACCGTCGTCCGTTTCCAAGATGCCCTTGAGTCGGTCGAAGGCGCCGCCGTCGAACCACACCGGGCCCGGGGCAATCCGCCTTGGCGAGGCCGCCCGCGCTTCCGGGCTGCGATCGATCAGCCCGTCAATCGAACCGGCCTCCTCGATCAACTGCTCCACGATCCGGTCGGGGATCAGCGTCGGGCGCCCAAAGGTGCGGGAGCCGAGAATGCCGAGCACGTTGGGGCAGGACGCGACTTGGCTCCACTCTCGGGGGGTGCTCGCCATAGCGAACAGATACCCGGGAAAGAGGGGGCGGATCAGCGGGTCCTTCTTCCGGCCCTGGCTGACCTCTTCGCGTGGCCAATGCACATCCAGGCCATCGCGGCGAAGGGCGAACTTAACCTGGGAACCGAGCCCCGGGCGGTGGTGGACACACACCCAATGCGCCGCACCGGAGGCAAAAGCCCCCGGATTTGCTGCCCCGATCGGGGATGCGCGAACGAAAGCAGGGCTGTTCGAAACGCGCCCGATGCGGTCGCTCTGGCCATAACCTGACATATCAGGGACTCCCGTGCAAGGGGTTTGTTGGGGGTGGGTCATGGCCTGGGAGGCCGTGGAAGAGGCCGCCAGTGACTGGGCCGCGACCTAGGGCTGAGCCGCCCGTCGTAAGGTATCCAGCGCCCCTCGTAGAAAGCGGCGGCATATTGCCGAAACGACACGTCTGGATCGGGCTCAAAGACCAGAACCCAGGTCATGTCCTTGGGCGCTGTCTCGATAGGCCGCCACTTACTCATGCCTTCTCCCTCCCCATCGCCAACCCCTTCTCCGTCGGCCGCCACCCCCACCCGACGCCCGGCCGCCACAACGGCTCGCAGGCGCCCGTCTCGTTGGAGAAGGCCGACAGCATCGCCACGACGGCGCTGAGATCCGGCTCGTCGCGGGGCTCGGGGCGCCAGGAGCCGTCGGCGGGGAGCCAGGCGAGGGCGGGGTTAGTCATGGGGCGCCTCGGGGAGCGGCATCCAGTGAGTAAAGCCAGACGCCTCCCCCACCACCTCGGCCAGTAAGTTCTCCACATACCCAAAGAACACCACATCGCCGTAAGCCTCGTGGCGCACGACGGCCAATTGCGGAGTTTCCCGCGGAAAGTACGCCAGGAACTCCGTTCCATCCTTGGGCGCCGTATCGATCGATTGCCATCCACTCACCGCCCCATCCCCTCCCCGCGGATCTTCGGTGTGACGCGCCAGATGCCGAGGACACGGCGCTTCATCTGTGTAGCGAGCCAGAACTCAGCCTCCACACCCTCCCTATCCAAGGCGGGCGGCACGATGCGTTGACGGTAGGGCAACGATGACTGTCTCTTGCCCGGTAATGCCTCCGGCAGCTCCACCACCACCCGCCAATGGCTCATCGCCTCAATCACCGCTCACCTCCCTCACCCCGAAACCGCGGCACCACGCGCCAAACCCCCAGCACGCGGAAACACCGAGCCCGCGTCATCCAGATACCCAAATCCAGGTCCGTGCGGCTGACCACGGGCGGCGACAGCACCTGGGCGCCGTCCTGGATCGTCACGACGCGCCAGTGGGTCATGGGGGTGGTCATGGCTTCGGGCCTCCGAAGGCTGCTCGTTCGGCTAGGCCGCTCAGGAGGCAACAAAACAGGAAACCAAGACCCCACCAGAACACCGAGGCCCCCTCATTGATGTCGGCCAGGCCATAGCCCAGCACAGCGCAGTCCAGGACGTTGATCCGGGGGCGCAGGACGTACCGAAGAGCGGCGTTGAGCATCACGTCCGATCCCCCTCGGCGCAGAGGTCGCGGACAGTCAGCAAGGCGCCCCTGACCAGCATCACCGACCGGATCAAAGACTCGTCCTGGCCTTGCGCCCGCAGCGCATCGGCGATCGCATCCAAGACCTCGATAGCACTCGCTTCCCGCTCGAAGCCCA